ATGGTCTCAGCACTAGGCTGCCAAGCGTTCTGGTGAAGCCATTGGTGTCCTTCATAGTGAACCAATGAGTGCCATTGCGGAGCACCTTGGTGTTATCAGCGATACTGAATACGACGGAACCAACCATGAGTACTCTCTCACCACCTGGCTTAGTAACGACTTTGTAGTTAAATGGCTCTAAGTCAAAGAACAGGGCGTCACCGCCTTTAATGAAATCTAGGAAATCATCGAAGCTTATCGTATGCATAGTGTTTCCCATGTAGTGGTACAATGGTCAGGATCTGTGTGTCGTAAACCAAGTCGATACCTGGCCGACCTGGATTGACTTGGATGTTTCTGATATCCTTCTCTTCTAATGAGACATGCACTGGCCCAAAGATAATGATCCTAGGAACGCTGTAGACTGAATCGTATTTAAGGACTCTCAGCCCAACTAGGAGACCATTCACTAAGTAGTGATCAGCGCCATCTAAGAATTCCAAGACGTCATTGAAGTCGAGTTTCATATAGGCTTTATGTAGATCTTAAGACCACGGAGCTTAGCTAAACTAACCATACTTGCGGTACCCTTCGACTGACCGTCCCATAGGGCAATAAGGGCGTCGGCATAATCAGCCATCTGCTTATTCCTAATAGGACCAGCAGCATTACCGTGCTTATCCCAATCAGCTGGGAATATCCTCAGTGGGATACCGTTCTCCTTGGCGTATCTCTCACCGAGGGCGTCTACTCCGGAGGCGCCACCGGAGACAACTTCAGTAATCTCGAACTTACTCTCAGCTACGGCGGCTAAGAGGGTGTCGTATTCATGGTAATCCCGCATACCGGCTATGATTACTTTCGTAAAGCCTCCAGCGCCCTGACGTACACGCGTCCAGCCTTCTTGAACTCACTCTGAACCTCGAAGTGGTCATAAAGACCATTAGTGTCAGTCATGGACTCATATAGTTCAAGAGCCGCTGAGGCAAATGCGTCCTTGGCCTTGGTTACGTTAAACTGACGCTCCCTCATCGTAATGGTTCTGCCTCTGGGCTCGCGTTGCCAGCCATAGAGCATCTCCTCAACATCATCACCGTTCATTTGGTCTCCACAGGTTTAAGGCGCATCTCATCGAGATTGCCGATTTCGAAGAAGCCGTCACCGACGTATCTAACGTGATCCACGAATACTTTACAGGCCAGCTCCTCGATGCTCTTGGGATGCCACTGAGCAACCTCTACGGCCATGTCGTGGCATAGCTGGTCGATATCAACGCGCTTAGTCATAAGCTATTAACTCCAGGGTTTTTCTATTCATGATAAACAACTCTCTACACGCCGGGACACGGGCATCGTTAAGCTCCCTCACTGAAACACCCTTGGCATAGAGCCTAACACCTTCTTCGTGCAGTAGGCGCCGCAACGTCTTAATGGTGTCCTTGTCCAGAGCTTCAAAGCCATGCTCGTCGGCACACCAATAGATCGTGCTTAAAGCATGGGATAAGTGGGTTACGACGGGCAGGTAATCAATCACTGCTTCTCCACTGATGTGTCTGTGGTCAGTTCATCGCAGCTGACATGGATCTCTCTGTTATCCTCAGTACGCACAATGAAGGTAGCTGGGTAGGTCTTTTGATCCCTAGCTGTAACGTACACCCTATGGTTGTGCCACATACGGTACTCACCGGGATTGGGCCAATTGCGGTGCATCATGCTAGGAATAGCGATAGCAGCAATGACGGCAATAATAGCGATAACGATCATGCACTCAATAAGGGTGAAGGCTTTTCTGATCACTTTGTGTTCCTTGCGGCTCTCTTTTCGAGATTGATGGTTTCTTCACACATTTTACCCACTTCTGTTGCAGCGAGCATGACAGCAAACAGATCGGTGCCAGGTGGGAGTATGCGGAGCATCATCCTGTGGATCTCCGCAGTCATCATGCCTCCCGGCGTAAGGTATGTCTGACCGATACGACGTAGCTCGGCTATCTGACGAAGTACGGATTTTGTTCTGTGTTCATGGCATCCATAATCAGTAGCTTTACTGGTCATTGTCCGTTTCCGTGTTGTTCGTTGTACTGTTCCAAGCAATACTGGCATACAATAGGTTCACCGGGCTCATTGGTACACGGTGCCCCATCGTCTTCATCAAAGAGTCTACCGCAACCACACAGGATCTTGGGGTAACCGTTGGGTGGGTCTAGTAAGGGCATACATCATCGATTCGGAAGAAGTTATGTCCCTCGTAAATGATTTCTTTGTCTAAAGCAGAACCGGCTGCGTCTGCCAGTTCTTCGTTGTCCATACCAGCGAAGTGCTCGGTTAACATCTGCAATAGCTTGGCTTTGTATGTACAACCGTCTTTATGATTTAGTGTTGTCATGTGTTTCCCAGTAGTGGAAGCGAAAGCGTCCACAGTTGATGCGTTCTTTCCTCAGTAACCCGAGCTTGGCTGCTTCGAAGCAAGCATCGGTTCCCCTCCACTTGCGGTACTTCAAGGGATTAAGCTCAATGAAATGCCATCTCCTAGCAATGGCTACAACCTCTTCTACGGTTAGCTTAGGTGGCTTCATAACAGCATCCGGGGTGCTGTTACACACCCCGGAGTTGTGTTGTTACAGCGTTACTTCAACCAATGAGACCAGTTGCCAGTCCCCAGCACCAGCTAACTCGTCGTCGGTAGGCTTTGTATTAAAGATGGCAATATCAGTATCTGGGTCATCTGTACCCTCCTCAATATACGCAGCTACCCAATACTTCTTAATCTTGGGCTTAAGATCTTTGGGGCTAGGAATTGGTAAGTTCTTGAGCTTCACTGTGTTATCTCCATGAGGTCTACTAGGGTCCACTCGCCATCAACATTAGCGAGCTGATCAGCCGATGGCTTCTCTCTGTAGAAATTACAGCAGCTCTCATGGCCTTCCATGTAAACATATACCGCAATCCACCCAGTCATTGGCTTGGGCTTGTCCTTCTTCGGCTTAGGGAATGGGACGTGCTTGATCTTCACAGCTTAACCTCAAGTAATGAGATAAGCTCCCAGTCACCATCGGCGTCGTCTAGCTCGTCCTTCAATTCCTCTGCTGTTGGCTTGGTCCTGTAAATCGTCGTATCAACATCGATTGGATCCTCTGGTTCGGGGTACTCATCAGCAACCTTAGCAAAGGTACCTACCCAGCAGGTTCCGGTCTTCCGCTTCGGCTTAGGGAAATCTGGAATCGGTATTGACTTAGCTTTCACTTGGTCACCTCTAGTAGGGTTAGGAGTTCCCAGCCTTCACTGGGATCATCATTGTCCGCGTCTTCTTGAAGCGCGGCGTTTGTCGGCTTCTCACAGAATTCGGCGGTGTTAATGCAGAGTTCACCGCTACCGGTGATCCTACCCCAAATAGCTGTCCATCGAACGACCTCTCCCTTTTTAGGGGGAGAGGGCTTCTTAATCTTGAACGGTACCGAAGTAACCTTCATTACTTAGCCTTTGCCGCGATAGCACGCTTAGCCGGGGCATTGGACTCCTCAGCTAGCTCCAGGGCGTCCCACTCGGAGATGCTGGGGAAGGCTGCCATCAGCAGGGTGTGGACCTTGCAGCGGCGGCTATTGACACCGTCAGACAGCTTGACTGAGACGGTACCGTCACTGTCAACATGGCCCTTGATGGAGTGCTGCGGGAAATTGTAAACGATATTGGTCTTGCCCTGAGTCGAGAAGCCGTGGCGTCTCACTTGGCCCTTGTTGGAGATCTCGTACATGCCGTTCCATCCTGAGATGGGGCGCCACAGAGTTACGGACTTAGTCATGTTGTTTCCTTAGAAACGGGTTTAGTTCTCAAGGTCAATGTAAGCGTCTTTTAATTCTAGCTCGTGAAGGAACTCATTGAGATCGTTACTACGATCAATAGCGGCATCACCACCGTCTGGGTCGGTAATCCAAGCGAGTTCCTCTTTGAATCGAGCCACTGAAATCATTGTTCTATTGGCATCACCGTAGGTGAATGAGCAATTACTGAGTTCATCCATGAACCTAGTGAATTGCCCCTCGCCAAAGAAGCACTCTAGTTCGCTCAGCGGAACGAATTGGCACTTCTGAATGTTAGGCGTCATGCGCCATAACCTCGACTGGTACTAGATCAATCAAGGTATCATCAGGAAGATTCGCCTTAAGCGCTTCAATTGTACTATCCAATACGCCGAGATCCTCGGCTACGGCTAGTAGTCTAGCCTTGGTAATGAGTACCCCTACTTGGCCTAGCTCAGAACCGCCTAGCTCCTCGACGTCCCAGGCATAGGCTAGCTCGGAGAGGAATAGGTCGAATCGGTTGCCACTGAAGAACTGTTCAAGTGCTTCAATGGGTACGTACTTACACTGTTGTGTTGATATCATGTTATTCTTTGGTTTTAGGGAAGTAGTGCTGATACAGGAATGGTTGCTTTCTCTCGTAGCTGTACATGAAATCGCGTAGCATTTGCTCTGCTGTGCGCATCTCTTCTAGGCGTCTAATGCATTGCTCAACAGTTGGCTTATCTTCATCGAAATCACAGAACCACTCGAAGAGCTTCCGTAGACCAGTCAGCTCCTCCATCGCTTCTTTATCGAAATCCTCGATGGCACGCTTAGCCATCGTGGCAACGCTGTGACCGTTTAACTCATCGTCAATGAACTTGCGCAGCTTCTCAATGGCTTCACCTGAGGTGGCCCCATAGATCAAGTCCAAACCGAAACCAATCCTCACCGTAGAAAACGCTACCCAACGGTCACCGCTTACTACTTTAGCAGCCCCCAAGGTAACGGTGCGGCCATCAGCTAGCGTTACTGCTTGAGTGACCTCAACGTTCTCGGCTTCCCACTTCTTCTCTAGCTTCTCCTTGATCTGCCGTGTCACTTCAGAGCGCACCGGCGCACAAGCACAGACGTCGGACTCTTTGCCGTCACCAAGGAACAGTTGGCCGTCCCACAGCTTCGCTACAACGCTATACCGGTAATCAACGGGGTACGTAGCGCCGCTCTTTATAGTGATATACTCACGGAGCATACCACCGGGTACGTCTTCATTCGGAACCTTCCTAGCGCTACTACTGATAATGAGATACGTCTTGATCTTCTCCACGATCTCACCACGGGCTTCATCAATCGTAGCCCCGTAGGCCAGCATTCCTGGGATGGCATCAACCTCAGCGATGATGCGACCGTCATCCTCTTTATCGAACTCTACGGTATACGAATGAGCACCGATCTGGATTACATCGCTGAAGCGTGTACGCTCGAACAATGACTTCTCGCCACCTTGCTTGTGGCAATCCCCAATTAACTGGCAGTTAGCAGAGGCATCTCCGCACATCCACCAATAATTGTCCCAAACCGGCTTAACCTCGAAGCCGTTGACAGTACCGTCTGCGTCAACTGCCACCCAGTTATAGGTGGTCTTACTCCAGTCGATATCTTCATCAATCACTGGCGCTACCTGATACTCGTATTCAGCGAAGTTGAATGGAGCATCATGCGCCTTCGAAGCAAAGCAGTACTGCTCCTTGTAGTTGCCTTTACGGCGCTCCAAAATCTCCATACCATCGGCGGCTGACATCAGGATAGTGGCGCACATGTCGAAGGGCATCAACGCCCCTGGATCGTTACTCACTCCTCGCTCTCCTCGAACTCAATGATATCCCGTACTTCGCCGGCGTACTGGCACAGGAACTGGAGGGCCTTCTTGTGGTCCTCAATGAAGCTCCATGCCTTATCAGCTGCCTCGTCATTGGCGTAATCATAGTCCGTGGCTAGGCTCTGGAGTACCTTGCCCCAGAGGAACAGGAAGGCATCAACCTGCTCGTGATCCAGTTCAATGGACTCATCTGGATCAATACGGATCGGTGAGCCTTCTTCCTTGGCATCCGATAGCTTAAGCGCTGCCTCAGCGGATTCCTCGCGGCCTCGGACTTCAATATCAGCTAGAGTCGGCAAGTGTACCTTACCGTCACGCTCAGCACCGGCTAGGGTACGGATTGGCTTAGTGCCAACACCGGGATCCGCAGTCGCAAGGGCGTCCTTAATAGCTGGTGTAACCTTATCCGCTAGAACCGTCACCCCTGGGGTCCGATTCATGGCTTGTACTACTCCTAATACGGTTTCCGGTGAATACCCTAGATCAGCAGCGCACTTCGCTACTGAGCCCTCTGAGGGATGGTCACAGAAGTACTTGACGATCTCAGCAATGACAGCAACTTCGATTTCGTTCATGGTTTCCCTGATGGTTTGTGGTGGCTCATCATACGCAATTGGATCGTTACTAATCTGTGACCTAAATGTGGCCGTTATGTTATCGTTGTCATCAACGTAATACGTGGCCATGTAATTGCCCTCTTTCTGCGTAATCTCTCTCATGTATTCCATTTCTCTTTAAGTGCTTTACGGACACAGGCTTCGGTGAACTGAGCGGCAGTGAAGTCTTTTGAGCTATCAACTAAACCACTGATCTCTAACTGAGTGTGCTCCTTCAATATCCTCTTAGCTATCTTGACACGACTAGCACTACTAAGGGTCTTCAGGTCCAAGATGCGGTCTATGCGCCCTGGTCTAGAAGTACCACCGTGTTCATCGAATACAGCTAGCGCCGGATCGATCTTCATGATGTCGTTTGTTGTGATAACAGTGAATATGCCGTCTGTGGTATCCGCGCCAGCAATGGCGTTCAAGAAGCAGTCGAAGGTCAAACCACCATTGATGGTCTTATTGAGGTTCTCCCGCTTATTGAATACCGCATCGATATCCTCGAACAGTGCGATGAATGGGGTATTCGCTGAGGCTTCTTTCCATTTATCTACAAAAGAGCTATTACCAAATGTCGATAAGTCGAAACAAATAAGTGGCATATCCAAGGTCTTAGCCAAGGATTTCACTAAGGTGCTTTTGCCGGTACCGGGCTTACCGGTCAGCAGCCATCCTCGGCGCCACGGAATGCCCTTCTCACGGTACCAGCTGCTGAGCTGGAGCCATTGCTGGGCCTCTTTAACAGCTTCAGCGACGTTGTCATCAAGACTCAAATCATCCATCTCCGGAACATTCGAAGATGATAAAAGCTCTTCCTCACTGTGAGTTATAGCTTTAGACCATAGCGCGAAGTCTTTTCCTATTGAGATCTCATCCGCTGGCGGTGGTTGTGCCGTTGACGGTGACCCATTGTTCACTGGCCCACAGCAGTACCGCACCATGAACCTTCCCTTGCTTGGTCTATTGGCAAAGGACGCTTTAATGGCATTGACGAACTTATAGGGATTCAGCGTACCCCTGAGGTAACTGATCTTCAGTTGGTTAACCGTAGACTTGTTATCTTGCCACGACACTTTAATCGGTATCAACCCATAGAACACCACCAGCGGGGTATACCCGATCTTCTCGAATAAGGCGTACTCCCGCTTGGAGTTCATGTTTATTGTCATGGCATTTACGGTAAGTATCCCTGCTGGGAACCGCTTACACTGATGCCAGATGAACCAATCAATAGGAACGGTATCACCGGAAACAGCTATCTCACCGATCAGTAGCGTACTCAACCATGACAGCGTATTCCGTATCAAGCCCCATCCACCAGCAATCGCAGCAGCACCACCAGCCAGCCATGGCCAGTTACTTCCGAGGTTCAGGTCCATCGTCGTCCCTATACATGTCTTTGATGCAGGCGACTAGGATCAAGAATCTCAGGGCAAAGTAATCAATGAGCTTTTTCACAGGAAGTCGCTTCTCCGTAGACCACGGTAGGCATAGGGGTCACGGGCTTCTTCATTGGCGTCAATACGGATCTCTAGCTCTTCCTTGATCCAATCTTGGATAGCTAGCTCCTCTTTATCAGCTATCTCGTGATAACCAAAGCGCCGACACAATGCTACAAAAGCGCATAGCTCCTCGAATTCCGGTTCGTTGTCTCTTAAATAGGTCTCGACTTCAGCACGCATGGCATCATATTCATCGTCTCTAGCATCAGCCATGGTGTAATCATCTAGTTCGTCGGGCATTGTTCCCCCTGGATGATACCTTTGTTACGGGTTACTCTGAACGCTCTATCATCATAAATAGCTCTGATGTTACGACTCTTGATACAGGTGATGGGGATGACCGCCCCTAGGTGTTCTAGGCACCACTCCTTGAGCTTATTGCGCACTACAGCGTAATCACGACCATCATGCGTTGGACCGACACGCGCCGTAAACAGACATACGCTATGGCCCTTGGCTATCCATTCTTTGACTGTGGCTACCATCTTCTCAATGGGCTCGCCACGGATCTCATGTGGATCCTTAGGATTAGGTCCGTCATTTGTTAGTAAGGTGCCATCGAAATCTACGGCTTTCCACTTAAGCCCAACCAATTGATCACAGGCTTCGTACCAATTCACTTTATCCCCTTGACTGGTAAGCCCTTAACGCATTCTTTGATGTGCTCGCAGCACTTGGCCCACATAGTGATAAGCTCATTAGCTGTTATCTCGCCGCCTATTGAACCGACCTTCTTCGTGAGATACGCCTTCAGGGCCTGCTCTACAGTTCCGTAGTACCCATGTTGGTCATAACGGACTTTACCGATATTCTCTTCTTTAGTTGGTTTGCTCTTGGGGCCGGCGCCGGTAATGACCTTGAATAGCAACTGCACGCAATCGGTGTCGCAATCGAGACACCACTGTTCATCGATGTTGATCTTCATTTTGCCTTAGTGGTTTGGTCTACTACGGTGAATAGGATTCCGGTATTGGGTAAGTGGAGCTTACGCCATTTCGTCAGTAATGCCTCTTTGTCACCGTAGTCCTTGGTTATGCCATAGGAGTCGGTGACGTAATGTCCTTTGTCGTCGACTCTCAAATAGCGATTCCAAGGGCAGTCGCTCATTTCTTGATATAGTCCATGACATCGTCGATGATGCTGCTCTTGAACACCTGTAGTGCTACTACGAGATCCTTCTTAGCTCTAGAGATCTGCCGGGCATCCTTCTTGGTGCAGGCATCCATGTAGAGTTCAACGAATTCGACGATGTTCTCGATGTCGTCATTGGGACGACGCTGTGGTGCTGGTGCGGCCATGGTATCTCCTTAGCAGTAACTAACATACAGGGAATGATGGGTCAACTACTATTCACTCTTCAAGTATCTTCTCGGCATCCCGTATAATACGGTCTATACCATCGAAATAACCACGGTCGTAATTATCTTTCATCCATTCCAGCCGATTGCTGATACGACAGCCGTGGATCTTAGTGCCCTCTGCATCTGGGTCATACGGTACGCCGTATGCGTCTATTCTTGTGTGTACGAAGTCCTTAAACTTCTGGAGGTCATCTCCACGCTTCTTATGGTTATCGTAACCATGCTTCAGTACCGTAATGAAAGCCAGGATGTTGTTAGCCATTGAGACTGGATTCACTTCGGTATTACCGGGCACCGCTGTACCGTGAACCCGTAGGAGTTGCATGTACCCCTCATCATCAGCTGGCGGCAGTTCATCCGCAAGCATAGCCTCCATCTCCAATAGCAATCCACTATATCCCGGCATTCCAGTCAATATAGCGTCATGGGCGTCTTTGAGGACGCGCTTTAGATCGGAATTCATGTGTTTCCTTAGAACGCTGCTAGACTGTTGACGAAGTACACCGGAGTTTTTCCCTCGATTACTTTGATGAAATCACTGTTCTTACTACCATCTGTACCGGGCTTCTGCTGCCACGGTGTGAAGTGGCAAAGCCCCTCACCGAAGCCGTCACTCATTTGTCCACAGAACTCATCGGCTATCTTCTTGGATGGGAACCTGACTATGATGTCGTAACTCATTTCTTATCTCCGAAGAAGCCCTTAAACAGGTCTTCCATGGTTGCTTCTTTCTTGATGTCGAATACGGCCTCAATCTTCTTGATAACGTGCCTAACTAAGGCATCATCTACGCTGCCAATAGTGATGAACACCTTACCACGGGGATGGTTCAAAATGATGTGTTCAGTCATACCACCACGACGTCTGTAGCTTTAGGTTTGTCATCTAGCTCAATCCATCCTATGCCTACCCATTCCTTTACTTTGCCTTCATGAACTACTCGCTGGGGAAGCTTCTTGGAATTACAAAAGGATAGACGCTTGAGCTTATCGAACGTGATTGTCTTAGTCTTAACTGCTTTTGCCATATCATCCCATTGGTTGGCCGTGCGGCGGATTGTCGTGCATCGTCTCGGCTTCGTGCTGCATCTGCATCAATTGGCCATGCGTAGTACCCCTGGAGGTTGGAATATCCAATGGCCTATGATGCGGCAAAAGCTGCCTATTATGGTGAACTTTTGACAACTCGTTCTTAAATATTAGGAGCTGCGCTTCCTTCTCCGCGTTCTCCCTGAGAAGCGCATAGATGTAGTGCCTAATGTCTGATATGAGAGACATGTGCTCTACAGCGACTCCATCCATGAGTACGTCTAGCTCAATCGCTATGGTCTTATCAATCATGTAGTACTTTCTTAGCCCTATCAGCAAACTCCTGGAATAACTCACGGAGCTGATAAGCATCGTCTAAAGCCATGTCTAGGTTAATATCAGCTTTACGGGTATTTGGCTGCTTCATGGCAAGGTTTAACTCATCCTGAAACATCTGATGTAAGTCATCGATTCGTAGGCTAATCTTCAGCAACTGATCTAAATCACGCTTTCTCATTGAGTAACTCCAATTCCTTTATGTATTTACGAAGAAGAATACGTAGTCCAACCGGCAGCCACGGACCTTCATGGTAGTTCGTCTCACGGGCTGCGGCTTCTGAATCCAACAGCTCCGCATAAACCTGATCCAGGAAGTCTTCAATATCTAATAGCAGTTGACCACGGACATCATGCCTAAAAGCCCACTCACAGGCTTCCCAACCATACTCGAAGTGCTTCTGCTGGTCATCATCCCAACCGGTATGCTTGTGCATCCGCTCAAGGAGGTCGTAATCGACTTTCATGGTATTGCCTTAAGTAGCTGGTCCAACTCGAATTTGAATTCAGTGATCATCCAACGGAGTCGCATCTTGTCATTGGCCTGATCTTCTTTGGTCCAGAAATTCAGCGTGTGCTTACATCCCTCTCGCGTCATAGTCTGTACAAACAGGCTCTTGATGTCCTCTAAGTTAACATCTTTCCAAACCTCAAATCTCTGCTGGTACTTGTCTATCTCTTTAAAGTTCATTGGGTTCCACTGGTTCCTCACGGATAACACCGTACTCCCACTCAGCGATAAGCTTGTCGAGTTCATCACGGGTATCCTTTAAGTCGCTAACCCCTAGAGTAGAGGTAAGCCCGTTGATATCCCCGGTAAGGTTCCTAACAGCCATCAACAGAGTAATGAGGCGGTCTATTCTAATCCTGGCATTTCGGTTGTTATAGACAGTCACCGGCGCCGCCGTAGCTCAGCCTTGACATCACGGAGTTGACCACGGAGGTCACGTACCTCGTGCTGTAGCTTACAAATAGCTGCTGTAGCCGAACTGGGGCCACAGCGACTTAGGCAGTTATGCTTGTTACCGCAATCGTCGAATAGGCGCCAACCATGATGGGTCATCTCCCAGTGGAAGCCGCCTTCACCACAGAACTTACAAGTCTTGTATTCGCAGCAACAATCGAACTCTAAATCGCATGCGCGTTGATACGCTGATTCGTACATAGTTATTTCCCTGTTCTACTTATAGCGTGACCCATAAGTATTTGGTCTACTTCTTTGAAAATGCTCTTAAGCTTAGGTAGACAAAGATCGGCTTTATCTAGATATTCATTGCGCAAATCATCGCTATGCATTTGCTGAGCATAATACAAATGACTATGTAGCGTGTCCAACTCGCTCTTGAATGCTAAAAAGGTACCCATCAGCGTAGACATCTCGTTGTTGTTCACAGGTCTCTCCAGTCGCCTCTTACCCGAATCTTATCACGGACCTTGGCAGCGATGGCTACTAACTTCTCACCGACATCATTTATAACGTCTGCGTGTTCGGTGGTCTCTTTACTGGCTCTATAACGCCAATCACTAAGGGCCTGCTTCTTAGTGAAGAACGTCCTGGACTTAGGATTGTTACCTGACCACTCACCGTCTTTGGTGTTCGCCACCATAATGTCGTCACCCATGGTACCGATCATCCATGCCGACTCGACTTGACCATCGGTACCACACATGACATAATAGACTTTAACCGGTTTCATTTCCACTCCTTAACGTCGCCGTAGCGCACCATCAGAATGTCGTTTCCTAAGCGTCTATCGCCTTTAAGGCGTAGCTCGCAATTCTCTATAATAGTTTGGAGCTGTGATAGGCCCCACTCGCTGATATGCTGTTCACCTTTGAGTGCTAGCGCTATACCTTGACACTGTGCGATGCACTCACGATCAGCTTTGTTATCCGCTTCTAGTTGTGTGTATACACTCATGTGTTTCCTTTACTTCATCCATTCCGGTAATGGCACCCACAGCTTGGGCGTGCAGATGAACGTACCGTTATCAGCGCACGTATCTAAGTCACCATAGGGGGAGCATTCAGCCCACTTACCATGATTAACTGGGGATCCCCACTGTCGCTGATCAAGATACCGAGCGCAGCCGCAATCAGTCAGTATCACAGTGCCGTCAAGCGGCGCAGTGGCTATTGGTTGTGGTTTATTCACGTTGTCCACCCTGTGCGTTCTACTTCTTCTAATACTTTATCGATCCGCTTCACCTCTGGCTCCATGACCGCTAACATCGCTTCAGCGGCCTCATTGGAGATACGCGGGCTAGGGAACTGGGCTCCGAAGCCGTGATTGAATAACATATTCACGCAATTCCTGAGTCTGTTAGAATTATCTTCTGTAAGCCTCATGTGTTTTCCTGTGATTCAATTCCGAAGTCCGATGGATAGACGTACGTAGCATACGCCATATTTTGATCCCAATCTCTATTATACCTATAGTGAGGTACTATAACGCAAGGGTATGTCATTGGTTCCTCGATACGCCAGGTGCAGTAGCGCTCGAAAACAAAGGATGCCTCCACTTCTTCTTTAAAGAGCGAATAGTCACTGAGATCATCGAAGAAGCACTTACCACCGTATCTAATGAAATCCTTTACTTGCCTTAGCTTCTCTTCTTTAGTCATTTGTACTTCCTAGTCAAATGCTCATGTTCATTGAAGTACCCCAGCGACATCAGGCAGTAGCCCTTCTTCAGACCGGGGAAGTCCCGCATGATATATAAGATGCTGCGATAACAATACTTATAGGTGTACTTCTTTGTCTTCGGATCCCACTCCTCTAAGACAAGCGTATCACCGACTCGGAAGTCCCTATCATCTCTACGAAGCTCGTAGCGTTTAAAGCCTAGGTCCAATGCCTTAAAGAACTTAGGCCATGTCTTCAAATGGTGAACTGTTTCGCGTTTCATTAGTGCATCCTCTGGCTCTTCCAGATACCGCACTTCGTGCAGTGCAAGTGCTTGCTGTACCCGTGCGCCAGCTCACCTGGAGCCGGCGTGGTACTTCCAAAGTACCTAATAGTTTCTATTGTTTCCCAATTATGATCACAGGAATTGAACTTACCAATCAACAGTCTATACAGCCAGCCCAGCATGCTATTCCTTTACTAGAAACCACGGTTGGACATACGGCATGATAGCCCAACAAAACAATGGAATCGAGGCGTATAACAAACAAAAAGAAAGCACGAAGTACATCTTCTGTTTAAATGGCTTAATTCCTCTCGATGGTACTCTGAAGATAAGCCAGGCGAGGACGCCGAAATAGAGCAATACAGCTAAGATCCCTGACATTGTTTCTTTCTTAATCGGTGTTCCTCGTAGTTCCGCAATCCATCGAAGACCTTCTCAAGTTTACCCTTCATACAAAGAATAAGCTGAAAGGTCACGGCTACATCTTCATCGGTGTACTTGCCCGTACTGCCCATGAATTCATGCATAACTAAGGCGTGCGACCTATTATCAAGAGCCCTAGCTATACCAACAACATCGTCTACAGCAGTACTGAAATCATATAACGGTGTAGTCATGTGTTTCCTAAGCCCCTGGGTAGTTAGCCCAGGGGTTGTGTTTGTTTTAGCTATGACTCAACGACGCCGGCATGATACTTCGTACCATGCTCGTCCCAATAGAATCCCTCGAACATATCTATGGTGGCGCTACAATCGCGGCACTGACCATAAATACAATCACGAGGAATATAGTCACTGAAGGTGTCTTCACACCACTTTTCATACTTATTGCCACCAGCCGCTGTTGACAACGGCATGTTCTTAAGAGCCTCCATTCTCCTCAAAAACTCGGCCTCGTTCTTGCACGGTATAACAGCTTTCTCGTACTTATCGGCATCACCATGCATGAGACTCAGCTCAATCTCGTACTTATTTCTTGGATTAGTTTTGTGTTTAACTGGAGTGAGTTTAATCATTAGGTACCAATAAGGTCTAGGGCTTCGTCCCAAGCCTTTTGCTTTAACGCTAGTCCAGTACCAAAGTTAGCGGTCTGGAACCGGCGAGCAGCGCCAGTGGCGTCACTGACATCATGGTGGTCAACGTACTCCGTGCATGCCTGGAGAGCAGCCCAAAGGGTGTCCTTGATGTCTGGGGCAGCACAGGTTGGGCTAGCCATGATCTGATCGAGCTTCGTAATGATCTTAGCATCTCTGCGCATAGCCTTAACCTTCTCAGCCTCGTCTAGCCCCACTGGAGCCTCTAGCCCGAATACTGCCCGCCAGTAGGCCTGGGAGTCTTCACGAGCCATCTTTGTCTCTGCCATGGCCTCAGACACCTCTTGGGTAGCTTTGGCGTCCTTAACGATATTTGAATAGGCCCCGACAACGCCAGCGAGGAGGGCGTCTAGGGAACCATTGTGACGGATCGAGAAGCCCTCGGACAGAGCTACATCGCTGTAGTCCTGGTCCACGGCACGCTTCTGTCGTGCCGCCTCAGCACCCACTCTCGTATCAGTTGCCATACGCAGCGTGTTAACACACACTACTCTAACTGTCGTTGGGGTAAGCATTAACGACTTAGCGTTACCGTGACCATTGGTAATTAGCATGTAGGTCTTGATGGCGTCCTTCTTGACGTTGTACACCAAGTCCGGCATATAACCCATGGTCCACACGATTTGACCACCACGGAGAGCACCAGCGGTCTCCCAGGTCACATGGAGGTCCTTGGCGATGAGACGCATCGCCTTGACCATCTCATGGTTCTGGAACACCCTGTAGCGATCACTAACGATGCTCAGGGGATAACCGTTATCACTGCGCTTCAGGACCTTGAAGCCTTCGATAGGTTGAAAGGCCCCATCGGCGCCTTCATGGTTATTAGCCGCAAACACTTCTTCTCGCTGCACTTCCCAATTCAGACCGGCCTCTTCGAGGACTTGGTCATCAGTAATCTCAGCGGCTAGTACCTTACCGAGTTTGTGCCACGGGGACTCCCGTAGGCTAAACATCTCGGCTGTACCATCTTTACGCATACTCAGTTCATGGGCCATAGAGTTCGGACTTTCTTTCGGTTATAGTGATTGTCTTGGGCCACCCATCCCAAGCGTACTTCGTGGCGTCAACGACATTGACGTCTAACATCGACCTAATGACTTCAACGTCACTGGCTAGTGCCAGTTCCTCTGAAGCCTTATCCTCGCGGTGCTGCATATAGACGACATGCTTAATCCCAAACGGGATAATGAAGTCTTTCATGCAACTGTGACATGGATAGTGGGTTACATAGAGAATACAATGTGCTAAGTCGCCAATGGCCTGTGCGGCTTTACGGATGGCGTTGGCTTCAGCATGAATGGCATACAGATACTTGTTACCTGGGGCATAAGCGTCTCTGTTATCCCATATCGACTTAAGGTCTGGCACCCCTGCTGGTAACCCGTTGTACCCCAAATAGATAGCCCCACTTACTGGATCATAGATCCCAGCACCTACTTTGGTTCTGGGATCCTTTGATCGCATCTGTGCCCACAACGTAGTGATCAGTAAGCAGCTAACGTCTATTGGGGCTGCTGACGTGTAGACGTCATCCATTAGAGTCGCTTCAACAATTCAACAGTTGCGTCAATTGGATCTTTAGGGAGATCCCAGAGCTTGGCGGCTACACGCCAGTCACTGGTACCTGTCAGGAACTTCCAGACATCGAGTACTTCCGTGTCGGGCTTACACCAGAACGGTAGCTTCATGTACTTGCCATTCTTGGCTAAGTAACTGGCTACAAGGGCGCGGTCTACCCAGGGGTTGACGCCGGTGAGGACATAATCCTCCGGGTGCTCGGGTTCTACGCTAAGCGCCTCATCTCTGAATAATGTCTTATCAGTATACCCCTGCCGCGTTCCAATCGAACTCGGTGGTGTGAAGTAACTTACCAACACCTCAGTGGGGTACGCAAACAGCGGATCGCTGACTAGCTCCATCTCAATCTTCTGGCGCTTCTCCTGAAGCTTCTCCTCGTATCCCTTAGTCGTCGGCAACATGTTGCCCATGGCCGGCTGTGGGATATAAGGATCGATACCTGGGTACAGCCTAGTGCTATTAACTACAACGATTACGTAAGTTGTCATTTTGTCTCCATTAAGTTAAACGGCATCAATAGCGGAATTCACACGATTCTTTTCCCACAAATCATAAGCAATCTTCAGCACCGGTGGGTACTTATTCCAATCCTTGACGATAGCTAGACTACAACGTACGGCGTAGGCATCGTCGTCATTTTCATCTAAAATCTCTTCGGCACGCAGCTTCTTGGCGTAGTCAATGAACCAATCTAGGAAAGGTGGCCATTGTTCGGGATACAGGACGTGTGGGTGTACATCATCGTTGACCCACTCGAAGCCAAAGGCTGATAAGTGAATAAACTCGCTCTCCGGATACGGCTTATAGACGATACCGAAGTAAGAGTCATCTACTAAGTTACCGAGAATCGATTCAAGGTTCTCCCAGCCCTCTAGACTCATCTCGACATGCAATCTGTTCATCAAAGACCAGAATATCGCGTTGTCGATCTGATAGAGTTCCCATAGCTTAGCTGCAATTGCGGGTTTTTGATCATTGGGGTAACCCGGGCTATCTAATGTATCGATGCAAGAGATACGCTCTTCAACGTTATCACGAATCATAGCCATAACGTTCTCTTTAGTGAACGGTATAGTCATCCGATATCCACTTCTTCTTGAACCACTGTTATACCGAGATCCTTGATCAGCTTGATCCAGAACTCCCTAGTCGTCTCGTGATCCCCGACATGAGCGTAGTGCTTCTTATCGATCCTAAATACTGATCTACCGTGAAAATCATCGTTACGTATTGTGAGTGTTTTCATTAGTTAAAGTTTATTTTACTGGCTCGGTATTCCTTGAGCGCAGCGTTGAAGCTTTGTTCGATAAGTGCGAATGCCTTCTTTGGGAATGGATCATCTGAACCACGGACAATAAGATTCAGAACCGTGTTCTCGGCTCCGTGATCCCCCTTCTCCGTAGCTGTAATGGATACCATCCCGTTCTCATTAACGCTTTGCCGGAGTACTGAAGCAATGAGCTTCAGTACGACAGCGAAGTGCATGGGATCTCTATTTAGGCTGACCAGTAATGTACTGATCGTCATTTGGTCATCATTGGCGACGTAGGTATCAATAAGCCCATTCATCGCCATTTTCAAACCATCTGTTACTGCTTTAAATTCATCGGGGGAGAGTTTATCGTCCTCTCCCCCTTCGTCTGCTTCTTCTGGTGGTAGCATGTTTCCTTATTCGAGGACTTCCTTGGCGCTCACATAGATGCGCTTCCGTAGTCCATGTTTGGCGTGCCACAGGAACCCCGTGAGCCTACGCTGCGAACCGATATAACCCATCTCAGCGGACCACGCATCTGGACTAACCAATGACTCCATATGCTCCATAACGACTCCGTGCATGGACTCCACGACGTTGCGGTGGATATGACCCATGAACCAATGTCTGACAGTTGTCTCGCCCCATGCCTTGGGCTGCTCTACCGCCATCAGGCTCGGTAGATCCTTCGGCTTGACTAAGTGCCCATGATGGAAGCCCAAGAGGACTGTACCATGCTGGACGTACTGCCGTGTTGCTGGGGTGTTAATGACTTCGACACGCTTCTCGTTACGGTAATACGCTTCGAGTAAGCGGGATAGGTGGAATGAGGATTCCCAGTCATGGTTGCCGGGGATCACAATGAGTTGGATTGAGTTACACCGTGATGCAATGAGGTCTACGCAGGTATGTAGGATCCGTGTGGCTACTTCCCAAATCTTGAACTGACGGGAATCAACATCTAAGTGATTGCCGCCACGCTCAGTGATCGCCTTCCGGGTATCACTGTGGAACAAGTCACCGCCGCACACCAGTACGGCTTTACCGAAATCGCCAGCCTCAGCTACTAGCTTGCTGATGGCACCAATTACAAGTTTCTCACAGATCTTGAGATCGTAGTCTTCTCCGGTCTCAGACGCGTGTGCCAACATGCCGATATGCTGGTCCCAGAGTCCGACGTGGAACATCACGTCATTCGGTAGGTCCTTTGTAGGCTTCGGTAGCTTAGGGCACTTGCCCTCTACCTTAGCGCATAGCTCATCGGACACCTTCTGGAGAAGCTGTGCTTCAGGGGCTAGCTTACGCCATTCCGTAATGATCTTACCTTCACCATCGTATTGTACTGTAGTCCGTGTAGTCCTGAGACCCTCGGGTACCGGCACGTTCACCATCGCTCCGGGGTTGATCCCTAGCAAGCGTTGAGCCGCTGCTAAGCGGTCTCTAAAGGTGGAACGTGGGATCCCGAGTTCTCGTGCTGCTGCTCTACCACTACGATCTGCGTCTTCCCATGCTTCCATGGTCTCTTCGGCTAGCTCGCGTGTCATGATTTCAGGCATAGTAATCCTTCTTTGGAATGATCCCCGAGTTGTATGAACCGGGGCTAAGTAATCAAGAGGCCGCGACTGCGACCTTTTCTTCTCCGACCTTCCAGGCCCAGTGTACTGCGATGAACTCCCCTAGCATTGCCTCATCGCTGAGGTCGGCTGGTTCCCGGTAGCCCTCTTCATCTGAAATGCGCTTAACGGCTTCCCTAGTGAAGTCGATGGCTTGCCTACGAGTCACGGTAACAACGGAGTCACCGCCGGTGCAATGGGGCTCATTGAATCGGTACAGCTCCTTGTCATCGGGGAGCAGGACTTTGGGGGGAGTCTGGTCTAACTCCGGCTCAATTTGATGCTTTTCCAGCCAGTCATCGAAATCCTCTTCGGGATCCTCTTTTGTGTCGGCTAAGCGCTGGTGAAGCTCCTGAATAAACAATACGGCTCTCTGGAGGTTAGTGAATGGATTAGCGTTCGACACGTTGTGCAACGACATGCCATTACTCATCCAAACTATGTAACCACAAGCATCTACATGAATATAATGACCCAAACATAATGTCTCTATGACGGCGTTGCTTTTGAATATTTGATCAATCGGTGGTAGTTCTGGAGTAAAAGTAATGCCTTCGAACATAGTCTCTCCTCGGGGCGCTTGGGACCAGCAATTATAGGTGTACTGCGGTTACATAGCAAATCTACGCTGCACCAGTTGTAAGTCATTATCGACGCGTTAATTAGACTATACCGTAGTGACTAGATCGATGAAATTATACTGAGGAGATAACGGGTCGGCAAGATCACGCTGAATCAGGAGATGCTCAGTGGGGGTCATGAACATGGAATTGCCACCGAAGGTTACCTCTAGGTTCTTCCGTGTTTTGCTGTAGATCCACTTGACCTTTGTCAGTGAAGCCAGGATGCGCAGCATAGTCGCGCTGTTATAACCTGCGCAAGTCGCCTTTACATTATGATCCGGTAACGCCCAAGCGATGGGATGGCTCTTATACTCTGCCCTAAATTGTGTCGTCTGGTCACTGACGTATTCACCATCCAGCCAGATCCATAGATTTGAGCGGCCTACGCGTTTAACGGATCGCATCCCCATCCAGGCTCTAACGGAAATTAAATCATAGAAATCAAATGGCAAATCGTTGGTGAGCTGCATTTAGTTTCCAGTTCTCTGCGTTGTGGAAGTCATCTAGTTTTCCTATTTTATTGTGGAATTCCTCGTTACCCCGCCACCCCTCTGGGAACGCCTTCTGGCGATCTTCAGAGTCGAAAGCAGTCACTGAGGCTGCTCTCTTGGCGTTGTAGAGGTCAGCTAATACCCTGAGCCTACTAATGGAATTACTGCAACTCTCAATAGCCCCTTCAAGCGTTGGTACCCCACAGACCAGCGTATGCGTCCTGGGGACGCCATAGCGGGTACTAACGAAGTTGGTATCATGGTTAGCACCGACATACAGCACTTGGTTAGTACTATGACCGAGAAAGTGTGTAGTCCTCCGCTCACAGGACACGGCACCACTATCATCATTGGGGCTGAGCCGCAGTGCTACGATGACATTGCGCTCATCGTAGTTAATCTCTTGGTACACACTTTGAAATGCGTCACAGAGCCTAGTGGTATGGGAATCACTGATGAACAATGAAGGTACCACACGGCGCTGTACGTCTAACCAACCACTACGGTACCCGGCACCATAGAGTCGGTACTTGAAGGTACCTGAGGGGTTCTCTAACTGCTTACTAATGAGGGACTGTATACTCTTGGCTACTAAGGGCTCTAGCCCCCGTATCGCCTTTGAAGTATCAACAATAAAAGTAACTGAACAGTCCCCGAATTTCAACGGTTGTCCGGGTATACTACTTCGATGAACATCCACTTAGCACCCCATTCTTGAGCTGAGTGAAAAGTTCTGAACTTAACGTCAATCTGTGTAATTCCCTGCCGGTAGCTTCGTCGTATGACACTTCCACCGGGTGAGTCAACTTCCCAATATTTTTCCCCTTTGCTAGACATATAGCCTGGTACGTATATCTGCGTACCTCGGGGAAATTGCTGGTAAAACGCTGCAATGTTGTAGGTTGCTCCACGGTATCCATGTTGTTTATAGTATTCTCTGTCTTGGGGGTCCTCTGGAGAACAAGCCGTTACCTTAGCCCATATACGGTGTACATTAACTACCGGCTCGGCTGGGGGTGGTGGCTCTTCAACCTTAATCGGCTGTTCAACGGGGTCCGGGTATGGGACGGTGTAGGATGTTGGTCTGCCGGTTTCCCTCTCTACCATTGGGGCAAAGAGTGAGGAGGCCGACATGACCATGAGTGTTATGGCTTTAAGTAGTACTGTCATTGATGGTTTCCACGAGGATGCGGGCTGCTTCTACTATGTGAATATCTTTGCCTTTAAACTCATCTAGCTTCAATCGTAGCGGAGGATGAGAGTTACAGGCTCCTGTGATCAGGCTTCCCAGGTAATCGCCGTCTGGATTGTCTTTAGCTAGCTCTTTCTTCATCTGGAGCTTAATGGTAGCCAGCATAGGCAGGCTCTTCTCATCGGCCTTGGGGATGACTAAGGTGGTCTCGTCGATCTTACCCCTTACAGTGGCTGAATCTATAACCATTGCGAGATACTCAAGACAAGCGTGTGCTACTTCACCGATATTGGAGTTTTCCAGGTTCTTGCCCAATTCCGGGCGATCCTGGTAGACCATATCCATCTTGTCATCGAGTTCCTTGAACCGGATACGACAGAGCTTGATGGTCTCTCTCAGGCGATAATCGGCTTCCTTCTTCTCTTCATCGGTACCGCTGCGGGCCTTCATGTACCCGTCAAGTTCTTCAGCGATATCGGTATGACAGACCTTAATGACTTCCAGTAGAAGCGGGTTCATCGCCCCTTCTGTAGCTGGCGCCTTAGACGGGGCAGCTGCCTCGACTCTGAATGCGGGTGGGATCGGAACAATGAATGCCAGTGCCCAATCTCTGGCCCACAGTAGCTTGCTGACTTCGATTGGGAGGTATCTCTGGCCGTCATCGAATCCGATGGGCTGATAGACATCCTTACCGACCTTCGCGAATACTGCTCCGGCGTCTTTGGGGTCACTGAAGAACCCGGTCTGCTCCCATGGCCGATCACCGTTCTGCCGAGACAGTGTAGCCCCGGTCTTGAAGGTGGCGGCGAAGAGCTTCTCTAGGGCTCTACGTACTTTCCCAGGTAGATCCTCTACGGGGTCCTTGTTGAACTCGTTTACAACTAGCTCAACCATACCGTCAGTTACGAAGGACTCTGGCTTCATGGAGTTAGCGTGAATATTGGTTAGCCAGCTAAATAGGCGATCATGCGACGCCTTGGCTTCGTCACTCATAGCCGGATTAGCGTCAGCCATCTCGAAAGCCTTGTCGGAGTGGCTCTTGATCTGCTTATCGTAATCGGCGTGCTTGGCGTGTGGCGCGGTCTTGGTCATTTTTATCCTATATAGGTCTTGTTATCGTTTCCGTACCGTTTACCGGATGGCTTAACGGCGTCACATTGTTGTACCATCAACTCGAACTCTACGGCGTCTGATTGGGCGATTCTGACATTGGCACTTCTGAACTGTAGCAACCTTGGGCTTGCTGCATCAGAAAATGTCAATCTCGAAATAACTCCGTCAGTGTGATCGATGCAGTACCACCTGAAAAGGTGCTTACCGAATATGGTGTAGAGATAGAGTCTAAATGCTGATGGTGGCTCTTCTTCTGTCGTGAAGATGCCACCGATTTCATGCAGTAAATTATCTGTTAATGCACCTTTAGCAATCGCTACTTCGTCCAGCGATTTCGACGTTATCGATACAAGCATCGGTTCTCATGGGAGGGTTTCAACGAGATAACCGTAATACGCAATAATCAATGCTTCAGCCATGCCATCTGAAGGGACACGGCACCCCTTGGGGATCAGATTCACCGTGGGGAACTTCTTCTGTGCCCACTCGATAGCGGCCTTCTTCTGAATCACTTTACGCTTTGCCTTATCCTCAACGTCTTTACCCATATAGACATTGTCAGCAATAAGCGTTTTCTTCTTCCATGCCTGCGGGCTGACGTAGACGCTACGGATACTTGAAGAACCAACGACACCTTCAAGCTTCCCTAGGTTGCGTCCAAATTGAAAGCTAGAGGCTACACCTTGGCCAGGCATGCTATGCACGGATTCAATGTAAATTACATCGCTCTCCATCGCAGCCCAGGAACGATGGTCACCGAGCCAATCATGTAGCGCCTTGATGTCAATTTGGTTATTACCATCCAGGGGCGTTGGTATGGCTTCGACGCGTTCTCCGTCGATCATAGCTATACCACCACTAGCCCCTGGATCAGCGCCGAATATCTTCATCTAAAGTCCTGGGGTACATCCAATATCTCACTCCACACCCTGGAGGACTCCTCGCCTTGTCTACCGCAGAGGTACTCGTCACCGAGCCATAGGGTGCCGTCATTGCAAAGAGCTACAATAAACGAATGACACTGGGTACTAGGATTGTTATTTACCCCAGTGACAGCAATCTGGATTATCTTACGGACTTCGCCCATTACTTCTTCGCTGGCACGAGTACTGAGACGGCTTGCTTCCAGACGTCTCTAACGGAGTACACCGTTGATACGAACTGGAACTCGGCTGGCTCCGGGATCTTCTTCATGGTCCCGAGATCGTAGACCGCAATCCCTTGCTCTGAGTTGCTTGGCATCAACAGGTCGGAGCCGTTGACGAATGCCACGGCGTCCTGTTGGAGATCGGCTTCACTACGGGTCTTTAAGACATTGATGATCTTAAGGATGTAGGTCCACTTGACTCCGCCGACTAGCATCAGCAGAGCGATCATGGAGATAACGTAGACCCTGAGCATGGGACCGTCGTACTCTTCACCGGCCACCATATCGAGACACGTCCTAAATTCAGCCTCGTGCTCAGCCATGTTCATAGACGTCAGGTACTTGATAACCAAGTCCGGAGCTATGGGCTCGCCTTGAGGCTGTATGATGTCATCGAAGTTCACCATGACTTAGATTCTCGGGCAAAGCCGGAAATCCTGCTCGTAAGCAATGATCGGGCTCGTACGATCCTCTGCCGTAGCTAGTACGGGGCGCGGGCCACCACGGACTTCCATACCATGGCTTGGGGCGTTCTTCTTGACCCAGGTATCATTGAGGTCGTGCTTGACCGCTAGTGATCTGATGTAGTTGATAACGTCGGAGGGATTAGCCTTCTCTGGGATAGGCATCTTGACGGTAATAACGAAGGCGCCGGACGGCTTTTCTGGGGCGATGACTTCGTAGTTAAAAGTAAGCATGTGGAATCCTTTAATGGGTTCGCGGTGACTGTACAACTGGAATAGGTCTTGTCAATAGAGTCATTTTGCCTCTGGTTCTACTTCGTCGAGGAATTCTAGCCCCTCGGGAAGTCTCCATTTCTGGGTGTCCAAACATGCAAGTCCTGACACAGGCTGCACTTCGACACCTTTATCAGAGGCGACAGACAGTTGTCGTGTCGTGAACTCTGATCTAATGACCTTACTGATCTCACATAGGCTAGCGATCTGTGCTTCGTGGCGTTCGGTTTGTGTTACGATGAACTTCTCGATATGTGTGGTAACTGATTCGCTGAACAGCCATTCGAACTCCGCAAAGGTCTTCCAGCCTCTGGGGGTCAGTACGAAGCGCATGTTCCTGTTGCTGATAGCGATTCGCTCTATCTTCGGGGCAGCAACCTCGGCTTCATAGATCATTGAGAATCTATCTATTGCCCACTTTCCCGTCTCACTAGTCAGCGATACCCATTGAAGCGCGTTCTTGCGATACAGGTTCCAGAACACGCCGCCAAGGGATCTACAGGTCTTCATCAAGTGTTCCCTCGCCTTAGCGGTGAAGTCACTGGACAAGGTACCGATAAACCTGATATCCTCTGGCGGATAGATAAACAACTTAGTGATTAAGGCTGGACTAATAGTGCCTACAAAATCATATGGGGCTGCGCCATTGAGATATACTTCATCGTCCCGTAATTCAATCGTGCCGTTAGTCATCGTCTCGACGTTCTTCGTCTTCATCGTGGTACTTTCTCTTTGTGCTTCTCTTAGAGCACATTAGGTCATCGCGATCCCGCTTCTTCGGAGTTTGACCGTACTCCAACTGGAACCTCGCCAGCGTAAGGGAATCTACTTTGCAATTTGACATTTTGGCAAGTATTTTCTTGAGTACTTCATCCATGCTATAGCTCATATAGGCTATGGACTTCGCGTACATTTCCGGGGTTGTACCGGTTGGTAGTTCTTGGATGCAGTTGTTGAGTTGGAACAGCGACGTTCGGATCGCTGGGTTCTGCGACCGAGCTAACGTCTTAAGGTGTCGTATAGCTGTTCTGATGGCTTGGATGATTCTGCTGTGCTCCGTAGGCAGCTCGCTGTTTAACCGAGCAACGTACTGGACTTTGATGTCACCGTCACGGTACTTGATGTCTTGTTTGATAACCGTCTTTTTACGGGCCATACTAGACTCCATCTAATGTAAGGGGTAGCCTATCATCGATACGGGCAATATCGAGATCAGCACTGACAACGGACTCTACGGTAAAGTTGATCTTACGCCCTTTGATGATAGCCAATATGTGCTCGGATCGCATGAGGTTAGCCAGTGAAGCTAAACCGTCATCATTGATGTCATAATCGAAGACATGTGGTTTAGACCCGTCAGTGAGAGCAAACGCGAATACGCGCTCCGGTGACTCCTTGGCGATGGATAAACCGCCATAGGTCATCGTAACTGGGACCTCCCCTAATTTGGTACGGGTCAAGTGCATTGTGTATTAACAACTAGGGGCTCACCGGGGACGTTGCGCTCTACAACAAACAAGTCACCTCCGAGTCGTTTAGGGAGAACCATGAGCACAGTCACTGGGGATATCCCATTGAATGGGTCCAGTATCGGTACCGGTTCAAACCGTAGGACCCACCGCTCGGTCATATCTCGGCGGAACTCAAAGGACTCCAAGTACGATAGACAGAACAATGAATCAGCTTTGGAGATACCTTGAATCGACTGAAACCATGGGCCGTACTGCTCCCATGGGGTGACAAACAACTGCTTCGGTGCTAGGTGCGACACCACTGGTACAGGCAAGTTGCGAGCCCAAGAACAGAGATCAAATAGAGATTTATCCATTCTAAGCTGCATATAAGCAAGACCGGGGATGACCCAACACATTCCTGGGTCCAAGCGGTCAGGCGCCTTGTGATATTGCTCGCTGTGCTTTGGGACATTTGTTAATACCCTATCCCCTTGATGTGGCTTCGGCAGTGGATCTTTCTGGAGCAGCTTTGGCGGCTCCTCCATCCACTTGAGATCTTCTACCATGCTGGATCCTTATATATGATGCGTCGCATTGTGTAGAAGTCTTCATACATTCACTACAATCATTGTCAAGTCCCTGTGGGCACTCAGGTCCTTCTCTGTGAAGCTTATCGTATCGGGTCCTTAACTTGAGGATGCCGACGTTACGCTTCTTCATGTGTTTAGAGATCTGCCACTCCGATATATCTGTTTGGCCCTCATCACGTTGTGATGGTACAAGTAGCCCCGATATCCTCAGCCCCAGGAAGATCTTGGGCTCATAGGGGTAGTTCATTCTTTTGTTGAACCCTATTTGATACGCCAGAAAGCTGAGCCATCCCATAGGGAACTTCCTCGTAATAACGTGCCCAGCCGCTGTCCCAGACAGACACAGGAACGAGAACTGTTGACCTTTCTCGCTATCCTTCCATATAGCATCTTGAATCGCTACAATCTCCATAGGAACCCATTCCGGGGTTACTATGTTACGGAACACCGGTACTACCCTAGCCTCTAGCTCCTGTACCCTAGCAGCTATTTGCCGTGACAGCAAATCTGCTGTCTTAATCGTCAGTACCTGGGACTCGTACTGAAGGATCATGGGGTAGACGTTTTCGTAGATCTCGAACTTCTCAAATATGTAGTCAGCTCGCCTAGCCAACTGCCGGGCTAGGTCCTTGGAGATAATAGCATTCTCAAAAGGTAGAAAAGCGCTGAACAAGTCAGCCGACTTCTTTTCTACCTTCTTGAGTTCACGGGCCTCAGACATTAGGTCTTAACCGCTCTGTTAGGATTCGGCTCTGGCCAATCCGCTACAGTGGAGTCGTGGGGTGTAAATGGCTTATCTAGCTTAAGATTATCGACATACACAATTTCACCCATCTGAGTTTGACACTCAGAAACTAGAGGCCCTTTAGTCAGCATCCGTACTATAAATGGTGCTGGACGATAAAACGCGAATTCGCCTTCTTCCATTACTCCTCCGACTTAGTTTCGTCTAGTAAGATCTGGAGCGGCTCAATGACGGCCTGGAGAGCTGACTTGAGATTGGCTACGTGTTCCTTGAAATTCTTCTGTGCCCTATCGCTGTCGAAGCCACGCTTTGTCATCTCCTTCAATACGATTAGGACATCAGGCACTTCAGTAATGGCTCGGCTAATCAGCTTCTCCATTGACGCCAGGGTCTTCAGGGGATGCGGTATAGCTATGGGCTCAGCACGCTCGACATTGGCTGGCTTAGCCTTCTCCTCGGGCTTCTTAGCCTCTGGGGCTTTAGCCTCTTCTGGGGTACCAGCTACTGGCCCCTCCCCTCCCTCAACCGGTGGGAACCCTGAGGTAGTCTCAGCCTTGGGGCTAGAGACCTCAGCAATCTTTGTAATAGCCTTATCCCGGGCCTCTTCCTTGATAATGCTGTCTAGCTCCCGGGTACTAACAATAGTCCCGTCTTCATGGGCTAGCTTAGCCATAACCTTGGCTCTTAGGCCATCGCTGAGGACGAACAGGGACTTAGCATGGGTAACGGTGAAACCGTGCTCCGCTAAGGCCATTAGGTCGTCAACATCGCTGTAATCATCATAAATGCTCTTGGCCCAGTAGAGGAACCGCTTGCCGTCCTTGATATCAACTAGTAAGCCCCTATCAGATAGGTCCTCGGCTAGCTGATCAACGGTGCGCTCTCCATAGGCGTTCCGTGGCACTCCTTCTGTGAACTCGTTGAAGAGTTCCCCGATCCCATGGTATCGCTTAAGATTGTCAGCTTCACCACCACGTGCTGTGGCAGCGAACTTGTCTAGAAGGGCCTTATAGGTTTTGTCGGCTACGCTTAGTGCGGTCATATTCATCCTTATTGGCAAATCCCACTACCCCCTCTGAACCGTTAGCCACAGCGGCATTCAGACAGGCGTCCAGAAGTAGGGTTAGTGGGGTATCTCCGTTATTCTCTTCACGATTCAGCTCATATACAAGATCTTCTGCTAATCGCTTGGCATCAACTACTTTAAAGAACGGCTCACCGAAATCGTCTCGACACTCCTGCGGCCAGATCTCTCTGCGCTCCAATGCTTCGCGGCGGATCTCGATAACAATCTTGTTGCCTACTATTTTAGCTAGACTCACAAGAGCTTGCTTTCGTAGTTGTCACCGAACATATTCTTGAAGTAGTCCTTAAACGGGACTATATGCAGTGTATCGCCTTCAAGGTTCCACTCTGGGATCCGAATCGATGGGCCGTAGCTATACGGATAACTCGTCATGACAAACCGCCCCATGGCATGATGCTTGAACACCATGATATGGTTTACGGTATCTAGAGTTTCACCACTGGCTGCTGGGCCGGCGATAAATGCGTCGAGCAAGTCCGATTTGTTGGGGTTCAGCAACAGGTCTTCGAAGTTGTACTTGAAGCACCGCGTAGTCCAGAGGTAGACGTCGTCGCTACTCAGGATATGCGTGGTGATCCAGTCGGTGCCGAAGGCTGGCCCTAACTCGTCTTCTAAAGCGTTGATCTTCCCAGTTGGGATCCCTAATTGTTTCAGAATCATCTTCGACGTTGATACATCGAAGTTCTCTAGCTTCTCGGCTTCGGATAGAGATCCGAAAGCCGATGCTACTGGGTCGTCCATGTTAGTCCCTATCATCCTCGGGTTGGGCTTCTAAGCCGTTATCGTAAATGTCGTCTTCGTAATCATCGGGATACACTACTGGAGGCTTCGGGATTTCGGGAATATCAACGTGATCACTTGGCTTCATCTTCCTCTCCCCCGCCGAGTTCTACGTCGGCTTCTTGGATATCGGGATACTTGAAAATGCGAAGGAATTTCGTGACCTTCTCCAGAACTTCTGGATTGCTACGAACTGCCTTACCGAACTCCGTCAAGGACACACCCTCAAGGTTCAACTCAGGGCACTTGACCTCGTTGGTCTTTGGCTGAGTGAATGCTAGAGTGGCTTTCAGACGGTCTCTATCAAATGCGTGGAGCATCTTATCGTTGATCAACATCTCAACGAGTAGTCTGCCTAGAGCACCATCCCAGTCGTACCACATGAGCTGCTGCATCGTACCGTCTTCCTTCTCGGTGTACTGCCAGAGTACATCGACACCTAATTGACGGTGATCCGGACCAAGGCATGATCTCTCGGTCTGGAGCCACAGGGTGTAACCCTCAACTGGTGGACCTTCAACGCGTGCCGCTGGGTGAGTAGCCTTATCATAGGCTGAACCCTTACGGACTCTCAAGTGGACGCTACCTTGATACGATGAAATAGCTGCCCCAGACTCCTTATACGCTGGACCACCGTAGCCCGGAGGGGCGCCTAGGTCTTGTACGAGGTGTTGGACATAACCGATATTGGCAGTTGTGCCAATCAGCCCGGTCCCCTTGAAGAACCGTGTAATCTGAGCTGCTTCAACGGGGAATGCTCTGGCGTCAGCAGATCCTTCTTTCTTGATCTTCTCTGCGGTGGCGTCTGAGGATTTACCGTTAAGCGAATCGATAGTAATCAAGATAGGGATACGCTGGCCCTTGGGGCGATCAGCAACCTTCTTGGCTCTCTTAATAGCAGCGGTAACCATGCTCTGCCATTCCTCGACAGAGTTCGTCTCCTTGAAGATACGCCGGGTACCAGCTAGCTTAGCGATTTCTGGATCATAAGCGGTCATGGCATCAAGCATTGACGCTGATGTCTTACCTTCGTTATCCAATGCAATGTGCATACCACCGGCTCTGAGGTACCAGTTGCCGATGTCCATCAGCAGTGTCGATTTAAACGACTTCGGTAACCCTGAGATGCCGATATGCCGTTGTGATGGCAATACGTTGATACCACCGACTAGCCATTGAAATGCCAAGTGAGGGATCAATGGACCCCAGGTATGCTCGGCGTGCTCACCTTGGAGATAAGCTTTAGAACCGGTTCCTTCTTTGTTTAAGTCACCGATGAGGGACTGCGTGATATCGTCGATATCACTGACTGGAGTAGACTTAGGTCTCGCCATGTTGTTCCTTAGTGTTTTTGATAAGCAGAAATGTAACTAAAAAGATTGCTGGCCAAATAACTACCCAGGCCATCGCTTGGCCGAATAGAGTTGAATCAGAAACCAGATGCCGTGTGAATCCTGTAGCCTCGTTAAACGCTTCTTTAGGCGTCATATAACCTTTATTAAAAGTGTTTGCGCAAACACAAACACCCCCTCAGGCAATGCGCCTGAGAGGGCTTGGTGTTTTAGCTTACAGGTCGCCTAGCAGCTTCTTGTACTGCTCGGTCAGTTCCTCAGCCGTCATGTTCTTCGTATCCTTAGCCGAGGATCCCGCTGCGGCACTAGCTGCGGCTGCGGCGGCTGCCGGAGCTGGAGCGGGTGCTGGGGCATTCGCCTCAACGTCTTCTGGCTCACCCTCAATCACTGGGGCGCCAGTATCCTCTAGAGCCAGCTCCTTGCCGCTGACAACCTTTGTCTCAGCTGGCTTCGACGCTGCTGGTGCTGGAGTACTAATTGCACTAGCTACCGCCGCTGACACTACGGTCGTTGAGCGGATATGCATCGCTACTTCGTCGGGGAACGCGAATTCAACGATATCCCGACCAAACAGCTTAATCGCGATCTGTAGGTTCTCCGCAGTGGTGTACCGCTTGAACGCAGTCTCCCATGGGGTCCACAGCTTCTTGGCAGTATCCTCAGAAATCGGTAGCTGCTTCCCTAGTTCGACTACATACATCGGAACGTGGCGACCCTGTGACGGATCCTTAGGAAGGCCCTTGATGATAATGCTATAACCTTCCTTAGCTGAGAAGATATCCTTACCTTCTTTAGCCCACTTCTCAGCTAGTGCAAACAATTGGCCAACTGCCGGCTTGGTCAAGCACAGTGCCTGACGGCTACGGGGCTTGTCAAAGGGCTTGCTATTCAGCGATAGCCCGATGCCTTGGATGAAACCATTCTCCGCAGCGCGAGGCAGGTAACTGAAGCTACCGTCACCCTTCGGATTTGGACGCGACAGCAGAAGGTCGTTGACCTTAGTCTGAAGCTCCATCGGCACCTTGTTGTTCTTCACCTTGTTCTTGATCCGGATATACATACCGCTCATGATATGCCCAACGGCGTTCATATCAGGGGTAGCATCGGATGCCTTGCACAAGCCGGAGAACTTCGAGGTATTACCGGCGTTGATGCAGACATCTTCCATGACCAGATTCGATAGGTCAGGACCGCCTGGGGTCATAGCCTTAACCATTGGTAGGGCTACACCGTCTACGTACTCTGCAATCGGCCGGAATTCAGTAATTGCCGAGGTAGTCGGCTTGAGCACCCCTAGTGTGCCATCTTTGAAACACTGTTGGTAAAAACCCTTTTTCTCAGTGCTGTTGTTAAAAGTAGTCATTTTGTTTTCCTTAGTTTAAGGTGGTTAACGTGTGTCACTACTCACATGAGCAGCGGCACCGGCCACGATACACCATTTCGTACGAAGTCAATACTAAGCTGCCTTCTTTTCCTTCTCACTCCAACGTGTTGCCACTTCTATATCTACGTCGAGGTAGTGGTCAGTACCGGGGATCTTGTTCATCAGTGACATGCAGGTACGGATGACTGCCTTGCACTGCTCAACCTGATCTTCGCGGCACTCAATAAGAAACGCGTCATGAATCGGTAGAATTACCTTGAAATCAAGTGTCTTACCGACTTCAGTCATGTACTTGAATCTGTAGAAGTTCTTACCGGCTTGCGCCAGAAGATAGGCCACAAGACCTTGGAGATTCGAGTTCATGGCTTCGCGACGAACCGCTGCCTGATGCTTCTGTGACAGCTTACGGATGCCTGGGAAATACCTTCTGGCACCGAAGGCATTTTCGAGGTATTCGTGTTCAATAGCGAAAGCCGCATTACCCTGGAGCCAGTCCCAAGCTGTTGGGAACATCTTGGAAATCTGGTTGATAAGGGCTATACATTCATCCTTAGTCGTCGGAACACCTTGAGCACCAATCTCGCGGGCAAGCGCTGACGGGCCTCTACCATAAATCAAACCGAATAGAACAGACTTGGCAACCACACGGAGGTTGTCATGGTTCTTCTTAAAATCAGCGACCCACCTGTCGTACTCATCGCGTTTGCCTTCGTCGAGTTGCTTCAATAGCCTTGGTAGTACTTCCGCCTCGGGTAGCTTGAAATTGACAGCAGCTACTTCGGAGTGGATATCGCGGTTCTGCGAGATGACCTTAATAAGGTTAGTATCACCGCTACAGAATGCCCACGATCTGATCTCGGCGTTCTTGAAGTCGACTTCTATGAGTACATAGCCCTTGGGGGCCATAACACAGGACTTGAACTTCGTCTGATGAATCTGGTCAGCCTTCTCGATACGGTCTGGCCCAGCGTAGGCTGGCTTACCCTTATCGTTTCCATTAAAGGCTCTGCGTTCATACTCCTTAGCGGTTATACCGAATTTATGGTACACCAGCGCTTCGAATACCGCAGCTTCTTGCTTCTTGACCCATGTCTGAAGATTGGTCTTCTTCGACGTATAGCGGCCAGTGGCAGTCAGCTGGGAGAAGTGCGACGTGACTCTACCGTCATTCCTGATGTTCTCAGCGAACCCGTTGCCATCCTTGGGAACACCGAACTCATTCAAGGTAATAGGCTTAAGACACGACGACAGCATCTTGCCGAGTACACTGATATGACGCAACAGCACTAGAGACTTATTCTCAGGGTCCTCTTGAGCCAGTGCGACGATGACATCAACTTCAGTCGATGGGGTAGTATAAGCCTGTTGCCCATCAGCTTCTACGAGTTCCCAGGACTTCGGATACTTATCGGTGTTGTACAATGGCTTACAATTGAATAGCACAGCCTCTGGTGGGCATGACCCCTTGGCTTTATCACGTCCTTTGTAGACATGCCGGTTGAACAGCAAATAGGCTACATCGTCTTTGGAGGTTGGCTCAAAGCTTGACCAGCTAATTGCTGCCCTGAGCTTGTCCAGAAGTTCCTCGTAGATCGGATGGTACTCCTCACGGAGTTCCATGCGACGTTCGTCATCAATCAATAGACCGTGTCTCTCAACGTCCAAGAGGTGGAGGCTCGCCCATGTCGTGGTATTGTAATAGAGATGCTTCAACTTAGGGAACCGGTCAAGTTCCTTTTCAAGTATCTCAGCGACTTGCCAACTATAATCGGCGTCTCGGAGGCCATAGAGAGTAAGAATTGGCAGTGGTACGTCGCGGTAACCGAACTGTAATCGCTTCTTCCGCTGATTAGCGGATAACCACTCCTCTAGTTCTCTCCAATACGCCCCGACCTCTGGAAGGTACTCCCTAACAAGGTGGTCTAAGCCATGGCTATCATCACCGTGCATCAGGTAATGCACCAACATGGTGTCGAAGCCATCAGCTATTCTCAAGTCAATGTAGGCACCGTTTCTGGCGAACTCCTCGGTATCAACACGCATGTGTTGACCACTAATCTGTATCTCTTTAGTGAGAAACAGCTTAGTAAGGGCTATCCAGATGCGCTTCTCATCGGCGTCGCTAAGGAACTTGACCCCGCACTTTGGCTCGGGATAGATCGTCTTAGTCTTAGTCTTTCGGACCCCTTCTTTATTGGGTTTCCCATAGGGAACCTCAACATCATAGGGCTTCTGCTCTACTTGGTCCCTAAGCTTAATAAACGCAGCCTTGCCCTTACCCCAGGCTAGCTGGACTGAAAGGGTGTAACGATATTCCTCACGGGCTACGTCATTGCCGAACTCCGTATCAAATACAAGCCTCTTAGGCTTCTCAGCGATCAAGCGATCACATAGAGCTTCAACACCATCTGCGGTGTCTAGTACGAGATACTCTTCCGGCACCGGCTTAGCGACAACGACATCATTAAGCACCCCAACGGCACGCTTCAACTCACTGCGGAAGACCTCGATATCGGAGTAACCACTCAAGAAGCCAGCTGGGCTAACTGTAGCGATTACCTTGCACCGGTGGCCATTCTCGAAGTGTGGACTCAAATCTAGGTCCAATACATCACCTCTGACACTATCCAATTTGGCTTTAGATCCAAAGAGGTATGGCAGCATCTTGGCGCCACATACAATAACCACTTTGGGCTTACATGCCTGGATGTCGGCTAGCATATAACCGGAGCTAGCCTTGAGGTGCTGGGACTTCAACGACTTCAGATGCGCCGGTAAAGCGAACCTAGCCCCGTGGGTGACCATGACATCATTCAGGTCTACCCCAGCCTTCTCTAGCTCATTCCGCATGAAGGAACCCACCTCAGAGGCTGGGCTCAGGCCGATACCACTTTCGACGTCTTCATAACTGGGGTTCTGTACAATCACCATAACTGGCATGCCGGTCTTCCAGCCTTGGCGCTGCTCTAGGAAGTCAGCGTATTCATCATCATCAAGTGGTAGCCGTGAACCGGACCCCATCCACGTTACTGGTAAGTGAATAGGGTTTCCGGGGCACTCTACCTCGGGTAACGGCAGCGCTTCACGACAGACCTTAGCCAGAAATGCCTCTGGGGAGAGTTCCGGGAATGCGCTGAGCCGATATTCATTATGTAGCTCAGGCAATTCCATGGGAAGCCTCCTGTATCAATTTGTTCATTACGGACATACCGACATCGGCGGGGTCCGGCACTTTAATGTCTTCACCGTTATTGTTGCGCCGACCAAGCTCTAGTAGCTCCATTGGCCACCGGATCATACGAGCCGGTATCTTGAGTCTACTATCAAGCTTTGCTTTGAGCTTCTGCGCAAATACCGTTTGACCACCGCGCTCCCTGGGATCAGGAACAAAGGTCTCGGGATCAGTGGCAATAATAGCGCAGGACCACCTGGACGCTATATAGTCCAATTGGAAGTTCGTTATGGTCTTACCGAACAACGCACCGGCATTAGGGCCACAAGCAATAGCTGATGGAATACCCTCGGCTATAATAGGTATGCCCATGGGGTCTATTTTGTCACCGTTATAAAACGGCTTAGAATACCCAAGTGGAATGTACCACCGTGGATCGATATCCTCTATAGTTCTACCTTGCCACAGAATCAGCTCTCCGCCTTGCGTGACTGGGAATATGACCCTATTCCTGGACCTCGGATGGAGTGGGTCGGATTCGGCGGTGAAGCCTACGCCGTAGTTCTGAGCTAAGTACTTGGGATCAAAGTTATTGCTGTACTGCTTCTTAATGAACGCCAGAGCCGGGTGATCCGCTGGCAACGTATCCAGGAGCTGGAAGCCCTTAGGCAGCTCTATGGTACGCGCTTCTGGGATCTCTTTGATCTCAGTAATACGCTCATCAGGTCCTGATATCAGGAGGCCGACTTTAGCCATCTCTATTTCAGCAATAAGGGGCTGCCAGAACTTCTCTTCTCGAACAGGGCACTCCTCGTTGTAGCAATGCGCCAAATCGGTTCTGCGCTTTTGCTCCAAAGGGGGCTTCTCTAGCCAGAGATAGGAGATCGATAATCTACCCTTGGTATCGCCACAGAGGGGGCAATCGACGCCGTAGTTCTCACCGGCTGAGATGACTTCGTGTCGACCGTCTCTGTGGCGTCTCTCGATACGCTTAGAGTTTTCATTGGTAATGCGCACCTTGCCAAAGCGCGCATGTAGGACCTCATAAAGAGGTTTATTCAACATACGCTTTCCTTGGTTAGTTGACGACGTCTGAATCTATGGCTATAACAACAATGTCTTCACCGCAATTGTACTGGTAACAGCCATTGGCTAGGGCTATCTCAATCTCAAATTCTACTCGATCCACATCCTCACTGACTTCCTCCGAAAGCGACCTTTTAACACGTTTAACAAACTCGTCTTTAGCATCTTGTTCTCTACCATAAATAGTAGTCCCTGTACGACCCGTAGAAGTGTACCGATTGGTGTATATATTAGTGACCAACCAGACTACCTGCTTCTCAACCATAGTAATCAATAGAGGAACTCAGTGCGGAGGGTGATTTCACCGTCATACTGATCCTCGTTATACCAGTACTCGTCGTACTCATGTGCCTGTTTGATAGCATCCGCTACTTCACCGTCCGTTACCTCGGAGCCCAAAACACCAGCTACGGCGTAGTCGAAGTTCTCTACGGCGTCCTTCTCTTTCCTGAATAAAGCAGCATCGATCTCGTCACCACGGCGGTGTGTTACCACCCATATCCGTATTGGTATCTTTACTGACTTAGTTTTCTTAGCTTTAGCCATGTTATTCCTTTGGTAGATGACTGGATTTGTCTTCTTTGTCCAACTTGCTGTTCAGCCTATTGGACTTCGCGGCAATCTCGAATTGGTGACTACAATCAACGAACTGACTCAACTCACCTTTGAGCTTGATCGGTATTTTGACATCGGGGATGTCGTCACGGGCCTTAGCGATCTTAAAGATCGATATACCTGTTGTACTGTCCCTGGGATTGATGACGAAGGCGTACTTCATCATTTCGGTAAATGAGTTACAATCCATACCGCAGTAGTGATCGTTCTCGGCACGAGCACCCATCTTGAAGTTCTTAGCAGCCATCTGGTGGCTAATCGAAATGATGATGTTGTTCCTAGCGGCGCACTGAGCTATTTCACTTTGTAATAGCTTCAGGGCATCGTACTTCGACTTCAGGGCCTTGTTGCCACGTTGCAGCATCCGATCAGCGATGGGGCCTGCCCAGTCTACGTAGACATAGGCTAAGTCACTGTTACTGAGCTTCTTAGCACTGATCTCACCGGTAATAGCATCTAAGTCACCACTGTTCTTTACTAAGTCAAGGACGTGGACGTACTTATCAACCGCAGCGAAGCGCTTAGCAATCGCCACTGGGTTCTCTGACGCCTTGGCTATGACATCCAAATCGTCCTTAGCTGCCTCTAGAGCTACCGTTGATACCCCAATGGCACAGGAGATGATTCTCCGCTTGATGGCCTGTGATAGGCCTTCCTCGGCTAACACCAATAGGGTGTGCCTTTCCTGAAGCGCTTGAGCAATAGCCATTTGAATACCCATAGCAGTCTTGCCGACGCCTTGTCCAGCAATGATGGCTATACCACAACCATTTACCGGTCCCCTACCATTACCGAGACGAGCGTCTAGCCAGGGTATCCCAGAACTAACGCGTTCACCAGCCGCTGGGGATGGGGTAGAGATGATATTGTTAAACGATAGACCACCGGAGATCGCAGCTTGTTTAGCTTCGATATCCTGGATCTGCTTTCCGAGTCCTTCAAGGTTCTTATGACTCAGAGCACTGCTAAGGAGTTCTTCCATGGCTGGGCCGTGGATGCACTTCTCAGCGATGGACTTAATCATGCCCCGAACATGGGGTTCACTACGGGCATCAACGTTTGGCCGGTAGCGTTTGAACTGAGCGAACTCCTCTTGAATGTCCTCTAGGACCTCGGGGCGTCCACTAGCAGATAGAGCACAGAACCGTGCTAGCTCAGCTAAGAAGATGCCGTCATCGGGGCATATCTTGTGGGCGTCATAGTAGTCCTTAATGATTCGATAGATTAGTGCCTGCCCTCGGGTTGCTCCGGCAGACTTAAGATGTTCAGGCATAATCAACTGGCATGCTAGTTCAGCTATGCTAGGAGACCGTAGTACCTGAGCTAAAAAGATCCGGAAGTGCTCAGGTAAGAGAACTTCCCAGATCCTTAATTCTTGCGTCACCAAAGACCTCTCGGGCTGAGGGTGTATTGAGTAGTTCCTGGAGTGCCGCCGCTGCGAAGGTATGGGCCAATGCCTTCATACCGTACTCCTGGGCTACGACGTACTTGAATAACGGAGAAAAATCATTCGCTTGATCCGTGAGAGCATTGAGTGGACCGTAGAGCTTGCACCGCGAATCGAAGAGTGCAAGTTGAGCCTTATAATGCCTTATAACGTCTAATTTTATGTCACCACCATCGTCACCGGCATCCGCTGTCACTTCAGAGTAGATCAACTTCGGATAGAACTTACCGGTGACAGCCATACCTCTTAGCTGCTTAGTCACGAATACTTTAGGATCCTCTTTACGACTATGACAGATGACTGCTGCTCTATAGAACGCTGTTGCGTGCTTCTTAGAGAGCGGTGGGGTTCCACCGACATACTGGGGATACAGTGTCACGAAGGTGTCGTGCAGCTCTTGGGCTAAGTCGACTAGCGTTGGACGTGGTGCAATGTGACGCCCTTTGTCGTCCTTAAGTTCAAGAGTCTCAAGCGCGGCTTTAATGTTGATGCGCATGTTTAATCTCTAAAGGTGATGTTCCAACCATTATTCTTGTACGCCTTAATACGAGCTTTAGACCGGGACAACAGATTTCCACTGAAACTATCGTAGAAGTCCACTAGGATGCCTACGCTTTTATCTGTTGTTTTACCTAAACGACTCAACCGACCGGGGATCTGATTAGCCGCAATAGAAGACGCTAAGCCATCAGCGCGGACGAGACCCGCTAGTTCGCGGAAGTCTACGCCCTTATCCCAGACACGGGTAGAAATGACTCGTTTCAACTCGTTCCTTTCGAATGCCTTTCTATGGGCATCACGATCTTTGGTACTACACAGGATTTGCTCCTTAGTCATAGCGCCATTAGCCAACAATTCTTCTGTGCGTTCCTTTGGTAGGACCCCGGTCACAATGGTGTAACCCGGTAAGGACTGCCCCAGAAGATAGGCATGCTCGATCTTGTCGACCATGACTAAGATCTGTGCTTCAGGGCCTAGCTCTTCTTCGAGTTCTTTAACAGCTCGAATAACAAGCTTATTCCTATCATTGTTCCGAATAATGCCCAGGCGATCAGCGGTTGCTTTGTTGCTAATGCCACTGACATCAGGGCCAACTGGAGAGCGATATATACGGGCATCGATTTGTACAATGTTTCCATGAGCTACGCCTTCTTGGTAACTAACATCAGATATAATGGGGCCAAACATACACTCCATAAAGCCATCGGCACCATCACTACGTCCTTCCGGGGTGGCAGTCAGGCCGAACATCTTGGCTTTCGTAAAGCGGTTCAACAGCTTGATGTACGATGTTGTACACAACGTATGAGCTTCGTCACAGAGTACCAAATTGGCATCTCTGGGGCAATGCTCCAAACTCTTTGCTACTGCTATAGTTACGCGACCAGGATGCTGTCCACCGGTACCACAGAATCCCAGGTCGGGGATGTCGAACTTCAAATCGTCAAAGATTCCCTTAGCAATGTCTAAGGACGTGACTGTTACGACGATCTTCGACGTAGGATACACCCGAGCCAATTGCTTCGCCAAGAAGGATTTGCCATAGCCCATTGGGCATTTGATGATCCCACTCCTGTGGGCCAGCAGACTAGCAAAGACCTCGTTCTGGCGGTGACGCCATTCAATACCTTTTAAGACACTCAAATTTGGGTCAGGTAGTCCGCAGGGTCTCCGGTCGTCATAGACTATCTCCATGCCCAACTTCTGGAGACCCCCGACTATCCTTGGGACGTACCCGATGTAGGTGACGAAGACCTCTTCATTGCTGACGGGGTCCTTGTCGTACCAATACATCGGGTGCGGTACCGCTACTCTGGTACGCTTCCAATGGTTCTCCGGTGACGGGTTTTCACTCTTCATTACCGTCACCGTACAGTCGCTCTCGAAAGCCTTACCTAGAGCGGCAGGCCTTAGTAGCATCAACCTGCCGTTGTAGGTTATATTGATCACAGTCCCTTACCTTCCGTATTCATGCAGTACCCGTGTTTTAACTAGTCGATATTCTATGACCGCCTCTGGATCTTCAATGACTACTCTACGACAGGTGGGGCAGAAGTACAAAGAAGCTACCTCATGAACCATATGCTCTTGCATCATATCCCCACAACTACACCCCACACTGTCTTGTCCACACCGGCTCATCGCGCCGCCGCTGCTACCGCTACTGTCTTAGGGGTGTTGAACAGTTCTAGGGACAATAGATTCAAATTAAAGTCCTTTTCTAATGACATACCCCGTAGGTACTTAGAGAACTGACTAACCATCAGACCAGCCGCGATATTGGCTGTGAAGATGGTGGACTTAGCGGTACAACTCCCTTGGAAGGCATCCTCTGCTGCAAATAGGCTATCACCATACGAGGGGGTAACGAAGTTGTCTTCGGTCACCACGCGAATGGTCTCAGCCGACATGCGGGCGTCAATGAACACCTCAGTCTCGGGAAGCTTAGCAACCGTAGCGAAGATCTTACCTCTTGTGGTAATATCGTCGACACAGCAGAAATAGATATCACCCTTAACTGCGTCACAGAACCGCATGTCATGAGCCGTAGTAGCTCCGGGGTTGAGCCCCTCACAATCAACAAGAAGAGCATCGACCTTCTTCTTACCGACGTCCCCGGGCCTAAAGCCCTGGGGACCGACATTGACGATGTCAACGGTGTCGAAATCAACGATGTTCAATTTACCGATGCCACAGGCAGATAGCTGGAGAGCTACCTGCCTGCCAATGGCGCCGACTCCAATAACAACAGCCGCAGTCGCCTTGAGATCTGCGGTTGGCAGCAAAGTAGACTGCCTATCGAACCGTGTTGGTTCAGTAGCCATTAGGATTCCCCTAGCATGATTTGAGTTTCTTCTTCGCTCGCCGGCTTAGCCGGTGGAGTGCCGCAATACTCAATGAATGAACCACCATTCTCGATAACATCACTTTCGTCGTACATATCCTGGATCTGGAACAGAGCCGCATCAGCAGTCAGCTCGCCAGATACGACTTTCTCAGCCAATAGCATCTCATCGTGGGTCAGGATGAGGGCATCACAGGCGTCTACGGAGCCACGTAGCTGCCATAGACAGTTAGCCCGAACCTTCTTGTACACATTCGTGACGATGTCGCCGGTAATGACGGTATCACCGTACTTCCGGGTATGCGTCAGATTGTTCATTGCTCTCTCGAAATCATCACGCTCAGCGTTGATGTTCTCTTCGAAGTCAACAAATGCCCACGCCTGACTAAACGGCAAATCGTAGAACGTCTCACCACGAGACAGCGTAAACCGCTGAGTCCCGTTTGTTACATTTATGACTTCCTTGAAACCATACTCCTTGAGATACTCTACTCTTTCTGGCGTGGAAGGCGGAACCCACTTAAGCTGCTCCATAGACCAGAGAGCGTCAACGTACGTACCCTCTGCAAGAGTGGGGGGCGTGACGCCACCTTGTTGTCTGGGAAACGGAATCGTGGACAGTGCCTCCTCCCCATGGGACTTGGCGCCAATTATGATTTCCTGAGTAATCTCCGCGACTGCGTCAGTAATCGCCTGCTGCGTCGGAGTCGTCTCCTGACGAAGAGCGAGATTCTCCCGTGCAGCAGCTCTAGCGGCCCGCTTCTGCTGCTTCTTGCTAAGAGGCATCTGCTGCTGTACCTGCTTGCCCCAGTACCCACTTGGGAGCTGTGAGCGCCCCTTGTAGCCACCACGGGTATCTGCGTCTTCACCGTAACCACCATAGGCATAGCCCTGGACAGTAATCTTGGGGGTGATCTCTGCCTTCCACTCAGCGTGATTAGCGCCCTTGAAGTCAGTGGTAAGAGTCAGCTCCTCCTTGAGCATCATCTGGAGGTTAACATCATTGCCAAGGGATACTCGAATACGGGCATAGAGCGGGCCACCCTTAGGAAGGATAACCATCATTGCCCATGGCATGGAGCCAAAGGATTCAGCGAAAATATTCTCATCGTGCTGCGACGGATTCAGGCATCCAGACGGGTGGGTGTGGATGTAGATACGTCCAACCTGATGGGGCTTCAACTTATGCGGCCCCTCGGGGTCACAGTACTTCATGAACATGTTGTCAGCGATATCCGCTGCGTCCATGTCAACGAATACCGTGGAACACTTCTGCTTCGGAATATACAGATCGGTAACCAAGAATGGGTCAGCCGTTTCAGCTAGACCCATGGCTCCGACTTCATGGTTATAATGATCGCAGATGAATTGGAGCTTAGCCCGAGCATACGGGGTAAACTTGAGCGTGATGCCGGTGATGTTCATTGTGTTTATCTTGATGGGGTTTCGGATATAGCGGGTGCTGCCGTAATGAAGTCTACGTGTGCTAGCCTACAGAGCGTATCAGCAACAACCTCAATTGTAAGACCAGAACGGAAGGTACCATGGTCATTAAGAGCGCTCCTGAGCCGATGAATGGTTTCATACCAGTCAACGGATTCCCAGTCTTCGAGTTCTGAGCTATCCTCTTCAAAATCTTCATCCTTAACAAGTACTAGATCCATGATATACGCCTGAGGCACGAAATGCTGCAACAGAGTCATCAAATAAGCTTCCCGCATACCGGGTTGGCATACCGCGTCTGATAGGCCCACTGAAGATGGGTCACAGGTCTTACAGGTCTCGGTATTCATGATCTCATCGAAGGCAACAATGGTATTGTTGAAAACAGCATCGGACAAATTTATTTCGCCTAGTGTGGCACCACAGCTTGGGCAATTGCACCCCGGCGTTGGAGCTACTACTGGGAACGCTACAGTGGAATCCGCTTCAATAGCCGCACGTTGAGCCTCTATAACTGCACGCTGAGCCTCGCGGGCTACTCGTGCTGCCTCACGCTGAGCAGCTTCTAATGCTAGTCTAGCCTCTATCTCTTTGTTAACACAGTTCGCGCAGATACAAGTGCTGCCTTGATTACGACCGTGGTAGCGCCTGGAATCATATCTGGTATTACACGTTGCACACGGCTTGATATAGCGCTTATCAATCGACTGTTTACTGATACCACAGACCTCAGTGCAATTCGGGCACATATGGATATCGGCATGCGGATCACGCTTCCTGGTCTCAGCGACAAGGGGCGTAGTACAGATATCACAGCGATCCATATCGGACCAATTATCAAGACTGATATATGGCGAACGGCCATACGTCATCAAGATGCGCTCGATATATTGGAATAGATCCGCGATTAGTCCATTACGCATCAGGTTGCCAGCGGTAGCTAGACCCTCACCGAAACATAGGTGCGTACCCTCAACGTGGGGGTGCGACCAGCTTGTCCCGCGTTCACGCCTGGGGAAATGCGGGGTAAGCGCCTTAATCCTACAGACTCTATCGACATTACGCTGTGTATCTCCACAGGCATAACCGAAGTCATACGCTGCGATGATAATAGCGAACTTATTGAACTTAATCGGGATCTTTCTATCGTCCATCAGTTCGACATCTTCGGTTACGAACTTGATACCAATGGGTGCTACTCCATTGTCTATCATGGAACCCTCTTCATGGAACTGAAGAGCCTTGGCACGCATCAAGGTGGCGCACTCAACGATGAACCGATCAATGACGTCTTGCGACGGACGAGGCGGTTCCACGTTGTAGGGGTTCTCACCATTTTTAATGGCCAGCAATTCGTCTAGCACCTTCTTCTTCATGTCATTAGAGAAAGCTTCACGAAGAATAGTGGGCAGCTTCTGGGCACTCTCGCCGCAGCAGAACAGGCCGTGCCAATGGGCTAACACATTAGTGACGCGTTGGAAATTCCCAGCGTTACCATTTGCTGCGCCCTTCTTGAGCCCCTCTTCGTAACCGAAATAGAAGTTCTGCACTACTTTAATGAGTTTGTCTAAATCCTCGATGGCATCAGGAACTAGCCTGCGCACCGTCGAGTCTACAGCAGTTCCCTGCTCTGTGTTCAGTGTTCTCACTTGTCTTTCCTGTGGTGTTACTACTGCAATAGCGCTTCTGTCTGATCCCGTACTAGCGAAGTCGGTACTTACGCTGAAAATTCTGGGAGCGTCGCTACTCACCATAAACATATGCGGTGGTATGCCCATAGCCCGGGTGTAGTCACTTAATGTAGCCCGCAATGGACCTTCTTCTACTACCATGTGAGCCGGAATCGGCTGGATCGGAGGCGCCATTGGTTCTAACGCCTCCTGAATAGCACGGAGACTAGCAGCCGCAGATGCAGGGCTGGGGAAGGCGCCAGTTAAGTCGCCACCGACAGTACCAACTGTATTGTTCGCCCCAGCTGCTCGCTGGCTTTCAATGGCGTGCATAATCTCACGACCATCAGCGTTAATCTCGTCCATCACAGTATGATTAGCCGGTCTACCACGTATCGTAAAAACATCCCCGGGGCGGATCTGAGTCATTACGGGAGCGCGGCTATTATCCAGTAGAACGCGGTTGACTTCGTCTCTAAACTGTACTTCGCTTAACGGCACTGGTACTGGGCGGTTAAGTGCCCTATCTACAATATTTGTCGAAGCGTTATCACCGAACTGTTCTCTCCAGGCGCTCTGGCGTACCAAAAGCTCATCTAAGACATCTCGTGACATATTCGGGAATCGCTCCCGTAAATTAGGGGGATGCCTGAAATAGTCCAGAGCGTCCTGGAGCATGTCATCCGGTGAGGAAAAAGGGTTGAACTCACTCACGTCTTCCTCGACAACTTCTCAAGCGCAGCATCTAGCCCTTTGACTCTGAACTCGCTGACATCTCCTTCATGGTTACAAAGACCACAAACGCATAGGCTATGCTCGTGAAAGTCGAATTCGGCCATGTCGACCATTATTCCTTTACTGTCAAAAATACCTACACATACGCCGCCTATCTCAAAACGAGATCTACCTCCGCATCCCGGGCAGATCAGGTCTTGGGATGTGCCCCGGTTTATGTCGTTTTTCGTTAATCTGAACTTCGTTATTACTTCATTGGGGTCATTCATTACTTACCTACGATAGTGAACTTCTTTGCTAATTTAAGACGCTTCTGCAATGTCTCACGATCCCAACCCTGGCCCTTGGGCTTCGGCTTAGGGCTAAGCTGGAAAACCATAACCAATACACCTTCGCCACCTACGCCTATACTAAGAGTTTCGAGATGCTTACCTACGTGTCCATTCTTATAGCAGCTGGACAACGTAAACTGAATGAAATCCTCCTCGCTCGGATTCGGAGTACCATAGTCCAGCACTGCGTTTTCTACTAACCCGGCTCTGTAGGAACTATACTTACAAGGCTTATTGAACGTTAGGAAGAGTAGCCCACCACGCTTCTTCATCATTGAAGTGAGACCTCTCTCTAATTGCCGAGCACAATCACCGTAGTCGTCGCAGGCTATAACATCGAATTTCCAGCTATCGCGATCAGCTATCTCGGCAAACTGGGCTGCCATAACTGTAAGCGCGTCGCCGTCTTCCTTGCGTCGGTTAACCATTTCAGAACAGAAGGGTCGGAAAGCCTTAGTCATCTCACCTTCCTGCCCATCATCCTTAAAAGCATGGGACTGATACAGAACTAGCCCGGATTTACCCTCCAGCCATTTTTGTATGAGTCCCTGTTTTTCGGTATGGTGCATCGAAGGATGCCCAGTAGCCTTTTTCCATTGACGCCTGTAAATGTTAACCTTAGACAATTCCAAATTCAACTTCTCGCCAATCTCTTTGTTCGGTGCGCCGCTATGCATCATTGCAAATATTGCGTCACGAAGTTTAGTACCATCAGCTAGGCGTATAGTCATGTTTTTTCCTATAGAAAAAGATGCCCCCGTGGGGTTACCACGGGGGACTTTGTGTTTACAGCGTACGAACTAAATTAGGCGCCCTGGACCTTGAGCGGGGTGACGGAGATCTTGTCCCCGTTACGCAGCACAGTCGCAGCCGTGGAGATCTCGTTGTTCACACGAACGAGCTTGCCACGGATGTCATTCAGGCCCTGCTGAGCAAGGAACTGAGTCAGGGTGATGCCGTCAATGGTCTGAACGGAGCTGGCGAAGCCGGCACCATCGTTGTTGATGTACAGAACCTTAATGGTCTCCACGGCACCCTGGACCTTGAGCGGGGTAACCGAGACCTTATCGCCGTTCTGGAGAACGTAACCCGCATCAGCCAGGTTGTTATTCACGCGAACCATCTTGTTGGCGATGCTGACACCACGACCCGAAATGAACGCCGCGAGCGTGGTGCCCGGGGTGAACGCAACGGAGTCAGCGAAGCCGCCGCCATCGTTGTTGATGAACAGGACCTTGCTAGCAGCAGCGGGAGCCGCGTAAGCAGGGGCCGCAGCGAACTCGATCTCAATGTAGTCACCGTGCTTAATCGTAGCGTGACCGCTTGAGGGGGTCTCGGAACGGTTAATGTAGACGGAGGAACCAGCGGGGAGGCCTAGCGCGTTGATGAGTGCATAGACCGTGATATCACCGGCGAAATCCTTGAATGCCGGGGTGCCGCCGTTGATTTCAACGTTTACTGAGATAGTCATTTTGTTATTCCTTCTTAGCTAATTTGATGGTTTGATCAAAGAAGCTGGTTAGTGATTCGGCGTGTGTAACTATTAATATCTGTCTCCCGGTACTCCCGGAAAACTGCTTTAATTTCAAGAGTAACTGTTGTAGATGAACAACGTTGCTCTCGTCTAAATGGTTCGTCGGTTCGTCGAGTATGAGTAACCCAACGGAACGCGCAAATGTGTCAGACATCGCGAGGCGGAAGCTTGTACTTGCTACAATCTTCTGACCACCGCTTAACCGGTGAGCCGGTAGCTCAAAGCCACTACTGAACTTGGCTCTAAACGACAGGTCTGCATCCAAGTAAAATTGAAACGGGGCTTCCCAAATCGCCATATAGTGCGCCATGCGCCTATTGATCTTATTGGCGTACTCCCGCATCATTAGAGCTGGTAATCCATTGACATGGACTACTTCTCTAGCTCGGGAACACAGTGAAGACCACTTAGCGGCATTACGCTCGTGGTCATACTGCTTCCTAAGCTGATCAACCGTACTACGGAGCTGGATAAGCTTGGCCTCAGTAACGCCGAGCTTAGTAACTAGTTCGCTTCGAGTTTGTGTCCGCGCAGACAATATCTCAATCTTTTCTTGAGCTTCTTGTAACTCTGCTGGGGACATCTCGAACTCACTGGTACCCAGTTTAAGCACCATATCCTTGAGCCGTGCTACCTCTGACGCACACGACGCTTGGGCTGCTTGCTTAATCTGTACCCCTGACTCCGCTTTAACTACCTGATCCTGTAGCTCCCTAAAGGCATCTACGGCCTTCTGGAGTGACTCAATTTTACCGCTATCAATGCTGGGCAACCTACTGAGTTGAGTACTGATATCGAGTAAACGATTAGTACCCTGTTTATAGGCTCCCCATTGTGTCTCCAAAGCGGCCTTACTAGCGAGCATTTGGTCGTATTGCGGTTTCGTGGCTTCAAGCATATTTGCCACAGCCACGCAAGCCGCTTTACGACGCTCTTCTAGTTGCTCCGATATAGTACCCAAATCCCTCTGGGCAGCAGCGACTCTCATCGATTGGTCGCTCTTAATCTTAGCTATCTCAGCATGCATAGTAGCGGCACGCTGCTTGAGATCGGCATCATTGAAGTCGACAATAGGCCGGTGGCACGTTGGACAGCTACCATCGGCAAATGTCTGTAATTCGTACTGAATCCTGCGGATGTCAGCCTCGATGACCACTAGCTTGGGGTCGTCACGTTTCAGTTCTGACAACTGTTTCGTTAACCCTTCGACACGATTCGCTAGATCCCTATCCTCTTCTGTTTGGGGTAAGGGTATCTCTTTGCGAATAATGGCTTTTAACTTTGAGCGGGTCTCGGTGAGCTTATTAATGGTCTCATCGTATATAGTGATCTCAGCACCGGGCTTAACCAGTTTGGCGTCAATAGTTTGACGCTCGCTGCTCAATACATTACGTTGTGTCCAAGCTGACTTAGCTTGATCCAATTCTTTAGCCTGTTCAGCAGCTCCGGTCCGTAGAGCGGAGAAACGCTGAGCAATGATATCGTATTCCTGCTTGGCTAAACTCAGAACCTTGTCGGCCTCTATGTAGCGCTCCTGCGCCAGGGAAAGAGCCTCTTCGGTTTGCCGTTTAGCTGACGCACTCTGTTGAGCGATCCTGTAATGCCTCAGGCGCTCTTCGTACTTCGACAATCCAAGTAGTTCTTCTTCAATAACCCTGAGTTGCTCCCGGAACTCCTGTAGTTCCGTTGTAACCGTTTGTGCGGCCCCTGAAGTAACTCCGAGCTGCTCTTCTAGCCCTGGAGTGACAGTCAGAGAAGAAATCTCAGTGGACAGTAACCTGTAGACATCAGCGGCCTTGGATAAGCCGAAGGTGTCTTGGAACTCTTTGAGTCTCTCGGTATTCGTCTTAAATAGGATGTCGTCAATGGCGTGCTGAGCAATGAAGACGTTGTTGAGCAACGCATCCATTCTGGTATTGAGTAGAAGAGTCATCTTCTCTTCTATCTCAGCCTGCCGACTAACGATGCCTCCAGGGAACTTTAATTGTTGCCGAGATGGCTCTAGTACGCGCTTGATCTCGTAACTGCTATCCCCGTGGGTGAACGCCAACGTAACTGATCCAGTACGTTCACCCACAGTGATATTTTCAGCACGAGGCCCCGACGCGACTGACTCACCGGTAACAGCAAATCGGATCGCATCGAGTAGCGACGATTTACCGCAACCATTAGGCCCCAAGATACCGGTCAAGCCTTCACTGAACCGGATATCCAAGGACTTCAGTGGCCCCCAGTTTGTCGTTTGTAGCCGCGTCAGAATCACGCTTAGTTACTCTTGATCTTCTGGGTCAAGAGAACAGCGTTACCCTCCATGAGGACGGTGCCAAGGGCGCCGACGCTGCCATTGATGCGGATGTCGAAGCCTGAGGCGTCGATACCAGCTGCTGCTAGGGCATCAGCTACCGTCTTGCCTTCCGGGAGGTTGAGGGGGCGGATGGATGAGCCAGGGAACTTGCCGATGGTGATATTCATGTGATTCTTTCTTATGACCGGGTTAGGATACAGGGAGGTGTGACGCCGAAAATTGTTTCTCTTGGCATCCGTTCGACCTTAGAGGCCTTGTCGGTGTACCAATTGAACCAGTTAATGAAACTCCATACCGCTAGACCGCTAACGATCTCAGCAGTGGGGCCAACGGTAATTTGCGAACCACAAGCACTGACAACAACGACTTCTTCGTCGCCGCAGAGAGTGCCCTCCCAGAATTTGACGTCATCAGGACTCGTCGGACGCACCGTATAGGTACGACCTAAGTCGACACCCATACGGGTCTCGAACATGACGTCGATAAATGGCTTATACCGCACGGCCCCTTCCCAGATTTCCTTTCTGGAGGACATTGTGTCGGTAAGCAAGAATACTACGGACCCCAGCGTTGTGCGGCCATTAACGGCCTCACAATGTTTGGTCACGTCTAAATTCGTCTGTGTCTTAATAAGGTCAGCTAAGGCGTCTACCTTGAACTTACCGATGTCGTTGTTGCCGTAAATCTGATTTGCGATATTGTGGGACTCGACCTTGTCGAAATCCCAGACATGCAAATTGATAACACCGAGCTTAGCCAGACCCATGGCGATACGACTACCAGTGGCTCCGACTCCGATAACGTCAATACGGGTATTGTCGAACTTAACCGGCGAGAATACCTTTTGGTGCCGCATGGCATCGACTAAGTTACTCACCCCAGAACGTTTCTTCGCTGAATTGTCCAAAGCGACCCGACGCAGGACCAGCCTGCTGTCCGGATGCCGAGAACTCCGCATGCGTCTTCATAGGTGCCGCGTGGGGATCTACAAAGTTACTTCTCGGTGTCGGCGTTGGAGTCTGATATGGATACGAGATCAGAGACTTATTGGCCGAATAAAACGATTCAACCAACGAGTTGACCTCTTTACCCCAGTGGCTTTTTCGGTCGCCCCCGGCAGCGTAATCGATCTCCCAATCAATATCCTCGACTACGATGTCCATCTCGAACCAGAAGAAGTCCAACTTCATCTTGTGACGCTTGTTCACGATGCCACGGAGCACCCAGGGGTACTCGTAGTTATCGCGGAACGCCATCGTCTGGTCGTTGTCCTGACCACTGGGCAAAACGTCCATATTGACGTGGCTATGGAAATAGCCGCGCAAGTTATTGGCACGCCACAACGCTGGATCGATACCAGCGGCCATGTCCTCAGCGATAAGCTGAGTACCTAGTGTGGATAGCCCCTCGGAAGTCAGCTCAGTGGTTGTCGAGTGAACCTGCTGCTTGAACAAATAGACGTCATCAACATAAATGACGCGCTCGCCGTTCTCTTTGACTAAACGAGCCGTGGTCAGCCAGCCGACTTCGGTACTAACAATATCAGTCAAAATCCACATATCCGTAGCCGCCCTGAGTGAGACTTTCACTCGGGGGCAGCCTAGGACGGTGGTCTGGAATGCATGTGGATTAAACATTAGAACGGCCCTTCTCCTGGAGTTCTTTCTACTTCGTCAGCATCTTCTGGTGCCCCAACTGCTACAAGCTCTTCTAAAGCAGCGGCAATAACTTCAACAATCTCTGCACCGTCAACAGCAGTAGCCGTGCCAGTAGCGCCGGCTCCGGCATCAACAATCGTTACAGTATCAACAGCAACAGGTGGTACCGCAACAGGTGGTACCGCAACAGGTGGTACCGCAACAGGTGGTGCTTCAGCCACTGCTGGGGTTTCTTCTTCACCCTCTAGAATGCCTTCAACAACAGTCTCAACGGTATCGACTTCAACGGGCTGCCCAGCTGCCGCTCGTGCTGCACGACGCAACTCCCGAGCTGCTTCCTTATCGATCTCCTGTTGCTTAACCGATAGCGGCCAAGCATGAACCATCTTGCCGGCGGCGTCGTCAACATTGCAGGTCTGGAGAATCGCAATCACTAGCTCGATGGCATCAGCAATCTGATATCCAGCGACTAGCTTCGGTAGCACCTCTTCCATATTGCCGAGACACATACGCCCCGTTGGGAACACATGGGGACCATGCATATTGGGCTGCATACCAGTCACTTGGCGATCAAGGTTGGTAACGACGATGTTGTACCGCTTGATATCGATATGAATCGACATGCGACCAACTTCGTGCTCCTTCTTCGACCGTGGATCAACTACTGTCAAAGTATTGGTGCGCACCGTAATATTACCGTTACGCATCCTGATCTGCTGGATCAACGGATTAGCCGCCAGACGATCATACTCTGCTGTGAATCGCGGAGTACTGAAATCGGCATCATTGTCTAGTACTGCTATTTCCTTGAGGCACTGGCGTTCTTCGCGGATCCCGTCAAATACCTTCTTATTCAAGTTCGTAAGCTCGGTCTGGACCGTGTTCAGTCTATTGGTGATCTCACGGACCTGGATCTGCTTACGCTTCTCAACCATTCTGACGTAGTCCGCTCGTAGCGCTGCTGGATCAGTCTCGACGAGCTTAGCACGGGCATAGTTCTCGGCAACGTATTGAATGATCTTCTTGAAGATCTCAACTTCTCTAGGGCTATTGTTGTGACACAAGTCCGAATAGATATAGAGGTTATTCTCATCGAAGCCTGCAATCGGTCGCTCGGGATACTCCGGGGAGCAAACGTCTATGCCCTCAGTCCATGGGACGCCATCCATTGCGTCACGGGTCTGTAACTCCATGCCCCACAGAATCCGAGGTGGATCATACGAGGGCTCGCCTCCATCTCGTGCTTCTGGAGTAGCCCACACATGAATCTTGAACATCGATTCAAGGGTATTGGGAACAATGGAACGACTATTATGTGGTACGTCGATAGTGACATCGCGCTTAATGACGGGGACCAAGATCTCACGGCAGATCTTTAGCCAGCCATCGGCTACTGGGTTACTGACAACACCACCACGGATATGACCCCAGTTAACTATACGGATCGTTGAAGGATCCCTACCGGCAACGGACGGGGTACCATCACGATAAACAATTTGAGCAACCTTTATGATAACCCCGGCAGCTTCAGCTGTTGGCGGTGTAGCAACGGTAGCGGTGATATTGTAGAGCTTACGACCAGAGCTTTCAATCTTAGCGATTAATGCTTCTCTAGCTACGAAGTGACCACCATGCTGGGGTTCACCGTAGATACGCAAGCCGATCCCACGAAGTTCTTCGCGGGACATCTCGGTTGCTTTGACAAGGACTAGTTCAGGCATTGATATTTTCTCGTTTCTTAATGAGTATTTCTACTGGGTCTGAGTTTGGTTCTAAGAGATTGAGTAAGAAGCCGTGTAATTCGGACTGTTTATTGGGGTCGACTAATGTACTAAGTAATGCTGCGACAGAGATGTCATCGGTCTCTTGTGACGACTGAAGCTCCTCAGCGTCTTCGGTGTCTAGGACGGGGTCGCGGTGGATGATGGCCTTTCGTGTTTCTACGAAGCGTTTGTAGATCTCCGAAAATGAGGTATTCATTTCCGGTGAATGATGGATCCAAGCAAATGGGGGAAGTGGTCCAGCTTCCATGTCACCGCAGGCTTCGCAGAGCCAGTTGTGGACATGAGACAGACCGATATCGTCTAAGACCGTAAAGCGTTTGATATGACGGTACGACAAGGGATGCCGGTCATAGGACAGGTCGTCGTTAATGACGACACAGCTCTTGGGTCCGATCTGCGTGATATCCCTGGCGTGACCGGGACCGGTATAACAGGCTCGGCGGTTACCGGGTAGTGTGAAGTCCATCGGTACGTGGATATCACCGATAACAGTCAATTTACAGTTACCCGGAATCCACTCTAAATCACAGTTCCAAGCATTCTCGAAGCCCAGGGCTTGCTTGACGGCTTGGTGGAGGAACAAAACCCTTTCTGTGCCTTCAGGATCGACTTTGTTGGCTAACCCCTCCAAGGAGGCCTTGATGTCATCTTTCGAGCTGTAATCGAACCCCAGGGCAGAGCAACCACCTAAATCAAACGGTTCCCCGTTGCCAACGTACTTCGGCCAGTCATGGAGCGCACTGGGCCACGGAGTCTTTTGGAGGTCATGATTGCCTTGGATAAAGAATACTGGGATCCCAGCTTCTTTGGCGCGATCCATTTGTCTTCGGTGAATCGTTACGAGATCAGAAGACGGTTTCGTAGTGTCAAAGAGATCCCCAACGATCACTGCTGGTACCTTCAGCCCAATGGCTGCGCCAATGAAACTGCTGTAACCCAGTTCAGAGTCTCCTCTTACGGTATCTATACTACTCCAGATCTTAGGGTCTAAGTGGATGTCTCCAAGTGCTACTGCAATCGGTTTTGTCATAAAGTATTGTCCAAGTTAGTGTTATACAAACGTGTTCTTAATTCGAGTAAGTACTCTCTATTTTCTTTGTCTATTAGGTCATACAAAGTCTATTATATAGAGAGATATAATATACTTTCCCGCAATAAGAACACGTTTTGGGACCTACTGAAAAATCATGTTCTTATTAATGGAAAGTATTATAATACTTTCTCGAATTAAGAACATGTCTGTTTCCGACCGACTCTGGCCCACCTATGGATGTCTCTGAACTTCTCAACAACTAGTTCGTAGTCGCCATTGACTTCATTGACATCGAGTCCAAGGAACGGTGGAACACAGTCCTGGGTCCAAGCACTGAGGGCACCTTCCTTAGAAGTGAAAAGATTATCAGTAACTCCTAATGCCTTATAACTATCTATGGCTTTACCGGTATCCCGGAATTGCTTGAGATCACTGATCCCTGACAGGCTACAGATACCGTGGTTGGTACCACCGATGTAGGTGACATATCTGGTATAGAAACCAATATTCCATCGTCTCGGCTTAGTAATCCGTTTATAGGCTACACCGTTAATCTCTTGATCCAGCGGAATCGTATCGAGATACCGCCAGACATAGTAGGGATAATCCATTTCTACAAAACGAGTTAAGAGTCTTGACTGGATCCTGTACCAACAACTTGGGCATGCCAAGCTGTTACAGTAGTGTCCCGACCTATTGAACCCCCGCAGCCCCCTACACTCGGCTCCGCTTAACTCGTCGTAGCGTTCCTGTCTATTCCTGAAGAAACGCCACCAATTACTATAGTTCTCGCTATGAGCCAGCATAGACTGCGTCAAATAGTAGTTCATCATGTCTTGGACGCTGTCGCCAAGAAACTCTGGTTCCATATATTCCTTTAAAGAGACCGGGTAGTCTCGGCTACCGGTCAACAGCCTGTTTTGACGAATCTTCTGTATCGCTCGTCGAAACAGTACTTACTACAGAATATCGCGGCATCAAACAGCCAGATGGCTGCGAGAATAGCGATACCCCCAACAAAGGCGTGCCACAGCATATCGAGGATTCCCGACAACTGAAGGGCAGCGATGATAACTAAGATACCTGATATCACCGAGATGATTTTCTTGAATTGGTTCATAAATACCTCAGCCGTTAATGTAAGTGATCTCAGCTACACGGCTTAGCTGAATCACATAGTGTCCGCGCAGACACTAATACTCTTGCTTTTTAAGGTATTGTGTGTATGACGCAGTAGTGAATACCAAAGAGTTCCTGCAACACCTCAACTCTGTGCTCCAGCGGGATCCCAATGGTAGTATCGTTCCGTTGCTACCGCTGATCTTCAGGTTGAAGAACAAGCCGTATAGCTTGGACTACAGCCACTTCATGTTTGAGCCGTTGTACCACCTGAAGAACATTCCACGACGCATGGTCTGGAAGACGGCACGTCAGTGTAGTAAGAGTACCTCGCTAGCAGCCTCACAGATCTCTATGGCTGCCTTAATTCCGCACTTTAACCAGTTGACGGTCACTCCGCTCTATGAACAGGTAAGACGCTTCAGTCAGAACTATGTCCGACCGTTTATCTCGTCGTCCCCTTTCAGGGACTCCCTATTTAGAGGGGAGGCGAATATCGACAACGTCTTGCAGCGCACTCTAGCGAATATGTCGAGTCTGTTCTACGGTTATTCACAAGGCGATCCAGATCGGCTTCGTGGTCTCAACCTTGACGCCATTCTCGCTGACGAAGTCGCTGACCTCGATATATCTGACCTACCAGTCATTGAAGCTGGTATGTCGGCATCACCGTACAAGTTAGTCAAGTATGCCGGTACACCTAAAACACTGGATAACACTCTAAGCCTTCTATGGGAGGATAGCTCCCAGGGAATCTGGCACATTCCGTGTCACAACTCCGCTAAACCATGTAATCACCTGAACCGTTGTAGTGTACCCGGTGATCTCCTGGAGATGGTTGGGGACAGCACATTGGTCTGTGCGGTTTGCAAGCATCCCATCGATAGTCGTCTTGGGAGGTTCATCCATGACTTCCCCAGTAGAGTTGATTCATTTGCGGGCTACCACGTTAGTCAGCCCATTTTGCCGATGCACTATGATTTGACAAAGAACTGGAAAATCATCACTGACTTCCGCAAAGAAAAGCCACTCTATTCCTTTTATAACGAGATCCTTGGTCTAGCTTTTGATACAGGATCGAAGTTAGTAACAGCGGATCAACTTAGGGTAGCGGCTGTAGCACCGGCTGTTGAGCCTGAGATGACACATATGATCCCGTCTATTATGACTACTGTTGGTATAGACTTTGGCGGTCGAGGCAGGGAGAAGTCTACCGATAATGATGACTTCATCAGTAACACTGCAATGGCGATTGCTAACTTAACTCCAAACGGGGTTATTGATATCTCGTACTTGTATAAAGTACCATACAGCGTTGATCCAACGTCAGAAACCGAAATAGCTGTACATATTGCACAGGCTAGCAGAGCCGCCTATATTGCCCTGGATTACGGGGGTCAAGGAAATGTTCAGGAGTCGCTGATCCGCAGCCGAGGTTGGCCAGAGGAGAAAATCGTACCATTTACGTACGCCGTTATGGCACCGTCAAAACCTATTGTCTTTTTTAACCCGCCACAAGTACGCGGAGTACGTTCTAGTTATACCCTTGATAAACCACGCAGCCTCTTGCTACTCTGTGAATTGGTTAAGCGAGGGATGGTGAGACTTCCTAATGACCCGAAATACCTCGATGATCACCTGAAGGACTTCCTGAACTTAATCGAAGAGTCCATGGACAATCCTAGAGGCTCTCCTAGGCGCTTAGTTAAGAGAGCCTCTCGCAGGACGGATGACGTTGTAATGGCTATAAATTACGCTGTAATGGCGATTTATCATGCTGTAGGCTGGCCGGAACTCGCATCCGCTTTCGTTGAAGCGGAATGATGAAGTGGCTTCACAAGCGCGTCTTTTAAGGACATGCCGTACTTCTTTATGCGCCTCCATACAGTTGGATAAGCTAACTTACTATACTTCTTGACTATATCCTGAAGTATTAGCCTTTCCCCGTTAAACTCGTAATGAACATTAGTTCGCCTATTTCGGGACTGCTCTTTATCGGTACTCCACTTGCAGTTATCTTTTGTGTAGTCCCCATCATTGTCAATTCTATCTAGAGTTCGGTCATTTTTATAGGACGCTATCATATCATTATAGAAGTTAATAAAGGTATGCCAGTCTTTGCATACCTTTATTCCACGACCACCATAATTATGGTAAGCATCATGGTTTTCCATATAGCAGCGACGATGCATCCCATTCCATATCCTATGAAGCCTAGTATTACTTAAACCGTGAACTCGGCTCATGGTATTACCAAGCATATCTTCTTTGTGCTTACAACCGCAGGACTGCCTATTTCTACGTCTCAAGCATGTACCGGCGATGGACACCTCTTTACCACAGGAGCACTTACACAGCCAATAATACATTCGGTTCTTAGTACCGTCTTTGTTAAACCGGTCTGGCGCCCTCCCAGTAACCGTTAGTCTTCCGAAAACAGCGCTAGTTAAATCGAACTCTTTACTCAAGTTTCCCCTCCATGACTTCTCCACAGGTGATGTCCAGGCACTCCTGGTTCTTACTGTGGAAGTGTCGACTAACATGTGAACCATAGGCTAAGCATTTCTCGTCCCAACCGTCACCTAGCCCAGGCTGCGCCACGAATGCTTGAGCCTCCCAGTCGTCTGATATCAAGTCTTCTTCCCATTCGCTAACGTTTTGCTCGGCCCACTTCTCAGCAATCTCTGGAGAGGCAGCTGCAACATAAATAACGGCTCGACGCTCACATACTACTTTGAATAGCTTTTTACTCATCAGATCTCCTTGATAGCATCTGCGATATCATTTCCGAGTTGTCTTACACGTTCTAGGTGCCGCTCGACTTCTTCCTCGGTGTAACAGGAAGCACAATGGGAGTCGCGGCATTTATAGCCGTGACACTCAGTCCTTTCCGTGGGGATCATGTAATATGCCCTTTTCAATAATTCCCCTAGACGTGCTGGTAGAGGATCACTCATCGGACTTCACTAGGTTAAGGAGATCATCGCAGTACCCACGGGCAGCATTCGCCTTGACGATTGCTGTACGGGCATCTGGGAAGTCACCTGATGGCCTGTTCTCTGAAATACTCGCTAGAAGCCCTATAGCTTCGTCCAGATGCTGCCTGGCTTGACTAACTAGATCAAGTTCATCCTCGCTCGGGATAGTTACGTCCCGAGGAGGTCTTTTTACTTCATTGGCCATTAGTCTTTATCCACAAACAGTGGTTTAGCGTAGCGCTGAGCCTGGAGATATCCTTCTAGATCCGCCTGTAACTTGGAGACGACCTCATCGAGACGCTCGGTGTTAATAACGAGTTTGTTATCAATAATGAACTTAGCCATAGTCTCGCCGTCATGGAAATTGAGATCGACATTGCTATCGTGGATCCGCAGGCTGGCTTTATCGTCACAGAACGACGCTTCTAGACCGTGATACTCATCATACATCAATTTCTTGAATTCAATGAGCTTACTATCACGGACATCCTCTAAACGGGTACCTAACCAGAACTTTGTAGTTGAGGCGTACCAGTTGTAGTTAGCTAGGGCTCCAGTAGCTAGGATGACTTTACCGAGCCCCTTATCAAGCTTACGCTGTAGGTTAATCCGCTTAGAGTACAAGCGCTTCTCTTGTTCCTCCGTTTTCCTGATGTCCTTCAATAAAGCCATGCTCCTAGAAAGAAGCTTAGAACGAGGATTCGTAGACTTCATCTTCAACCTCGACTGGTTCCGGTTCATCCTCAGTCAGAATGGCTTGAGCGGCCTTATGGGCGCGGATCATGTGATCTCTGGATGGGCTACACCGAATAGCCTCGAATACCTCATCGGGGACATACAGCGATTCTGGATCGAAATTGTCGACGTAGTACTTCACTAGGAAGGGATGCGTCACCGGTAATAGCTTCGGGATGTCTATTGTACGGACATCAACGATGTCGATTGCAGAGTCGAAGATCTTGGTGCTCATGAGAGTTTCTTTTGAACGTAGTTAACGGACTTCTCTTCACCGAAAATCGACAGGACCGGTACTAACTTGTAAATGATGAATGGAGCATTGTGGTCTTCTATATTAAGCTCCTCATCAATACATGCCTTGGCTAGCTCAATGGCTGAATCTAGGTCGGGGTGTACCGTAACGCCGTCTGTAATAGACCGCTCTTGGGATCCACCACAAACGACGAATTGTTCGTCTTTCTTAGTGGCCATTAGAGTTTCTTCTCGATGAACCTGACGCCGTCGTTTACAGCCGAAATCTCTAGAACTGGTACCAGCTTGTAGATGACGTAGGGCGTCGAATTTATACCGGGGTCAATGATGTCGGCCTCAAGTTTATCCTTGGCACTCCCAACGGCGTCGCTGAACCTGTCGTGTAGCGATGCGGTATCTAAATCGTTATTACTATCGGTACCAGTCAAATGGTGTTGTGATACCAGAAATACACCGAAATCATCCGCAACGGTCTTCTTGGCCATGTTACTCGAACTTCCGTTCAGTGATCTCTAGATCAGGCAACTCGCCGTGCATAATAGTAACGGGTACCAACTTATAGATGTAGACATCCATGTCAGTTTCCCCTTGCTCACTGAATTGATATTCCAATTCCTCTTTAGCGTCTTGTTTAGCCTTTTTAAGGTTTGCAAAAACCGCATCGACGTCAATACCACCATCTACGTCTAATGGGTTCCTAGTAACGATAAACATCTCTTTAGCAGTCACGGTGTTCCTTAGTATTTGAGGAAGTTATTAGCTTCCTCTTCGGTGATATACTTGATACGGGGATTCGTGTACGTACACTCAGCATCCGTCTCCGGGCCGTCCATTGTCTCGTAGTGGTCCCATACGATTGAGACGTCAATAACGACTTCAGCAAAGAATTCACCGCCACGTGGTTCCTGAAATACGTCTTCGAGGATGTCATCGATGTCGTTCTCGAATTCCTCATCGATCCAGTCATACGTTAGATCCGAGAGGAATCCCCCGGTGAAGTGTTCCTGGAAGTACACCTCATAGTCTCTGTTACCCTCACTATCAATATAACTATGAATGATCCAGCGCAGTACAGCGCTGTGCTCAGGCTTTGGCGCAGGCATTTTTCTCGTCGCTCCATCCATATGAGAGGTCCCACCACATGAATTCTTGGTCACACTTGCTCTTAGACCATCCAAGACGCTTCTTCAGATGAGCAGTAAACCACTTCTTAAACGATGTCCGCTGCTTATCGGTCCAGGTATGCTGGGTGTACCACTTCTCGGTCTTACAGTACTCCGGGGAGTAGGTAAGCCCAACGATCTTGAATTGCTTAGTCATTAATTCATCTATGATAGCTCGATCAACCATGCTTGGTCCTTGTGGGGTATATACCTTATATGAAAGACAATACTCAGTGATAGCATCCCAGCATGTTTAAACATCTTACTGGTCTATCCAACTACGTCGTATCCACCATTGTCTCGGCTAAGCGATTGATGCTTTTTGCACTCATCGCCTTAACAATGCTCGCCCCAGCTAAAGCGGATGCTGCTGTGTCTACGTGGGTAGCGGCCGGTAGTACAAGTAACTTCAGCGATAACCTCAATTGGGATGCGCCGCCAACACCGGATTGCGACTTAGTCTTCGCAGCTAACGCTTTCGCTTCTAAGGGAGCACCAGTTAACGATCTCGTTGGGCTAGACGTTAACGCTATCAACATCTATGAGGCCTATAACATCACTGGTAACGCTATTACCTGCAAGGTCATCAACGATAACAACGCAACCATTGCTACAGTCAACCTACCGATTAGCACCTTTGGATCGGCAGTACTGACTGTTACGGTAACCACTGCTGGAGCAACTCTTAACCTCCCCGGCATCCTGTCCGGTGCTGGCCCGGCTACCTACGGTGGTCCCGGTACTACGCGTCTCTGCGGTACAGTTAATAACACTTTGTCCGGTCTGACAAGTGTAGCCATGGGCAACCTACTCATCGATAGCGCTGCTCCAGAGGCTATCGCGGGGCCAATGATCATCGATAGCGGTGCTATAGCGACTATCAAAACTGCCCCAGGTATCAAGAACTCAGTAGCAGTCATCGTCAATGGAACCCTCGATCTATCGCCTGCCGTAGGCAATGAGGGTACCGATACTGAGACCATAGGGGGCTTATCAGGAAACGGGGTAGTCAATCTTGGTGCAGCCACCTTAGGTTGTACCGCTCAAGCCAGCCCGACTAACTACCTAGGTAGTTTCATCGGAACCGGTAGTTTTCGCCAATCCATCAGTGGCACACAGATCCTTAGTGGAAACGCCTCGTCGAGTACGGGACCAACTGTCGTGGCTGGTGGTGAACTCCATATATGGGGCGTACAAACTGCCTCTCCAGTGGTTGTCACTTCAGGAACACTCCTACTGGCTAACGATAGTTCTGTCGGTGATGTCACTCTTAGCGGTGGTAGTGTACTAACGTTTGATGAGACCATCACTGCGATGAACCTGCATAGTACTACGCCTAATCTTGTTGTAGGTAACGGGTCTACCTTTCATGTCACGACTCGGGGTGCTCCTCCAACGTTGTACTCATACGTTACAACGGGATCCGCTGATGTTAGCGGTGCTCTGCTTACTATTGATACTACAACGTACGCCCCGGCGCCGAACGCTGTTATGATTATCATCGAGAATACCGGTGCTCCAGTTGTCGGTACGTTCTTGGGATTACCTGAAAACTCACAAGTAGCATCCTCAACGGATCCCACTGTGATCTTTACCATAAGCTATATCGGTGGTACCGGTAATAGCGTCACCTTAACCAGGGGGCTCCCGATTGCTGATGTAACGCCACCGGTTATATCAGCTATTACCACAAACACCCTTACCGTTAGTTCTACCAAGGTTTCTTGGTTAACCAATGAGGCCAGCGATACCCAGGTCCAATACGGCCTGACCAATGCCTATGGAACAGCAACAACCCTCAGCGCTGCTGCGGTTCTAACGCACAGTGCTACAATCGTCGGACTAGTTCCAGATACGATCTACCATTTCCGAGTGCTTAGCCGCGACTCCTCGGGAAACCTAGCAACCAGCGTTGATGGTACCTTTAAGTCAGCCGCCCCCGCACCTGTAGTACAGAATGACCCCAATACTGGTCGCAAGGACCAGTTCCAAGACGCCGTAGGTGGCTGTGGGGCCGGTGCTGCCGGCGTCTTGCTACTGGGGATGCTGTTCTCGCTACAAATGCGTGGGCGCAAGTCTAGACGCTAACTATACTACGCAGCCGAACCTATCGAATACAGCACGCTTACGCTTTATTCGATAGGTTTCATTACTATTGTTGCCGCTTATAGAAAGGATGGTCCAGCTTTTGTCCCTGGGTGTCTGCACATGCTGAACCCCCTCTGTGCCATCCAAGAAGTCTAGGGCACAGATAAAGCCTTCTCTGAACTCCCGGTTACAGTTATCCAATTCCACCATCGTTAATCCGCTCATTAATGCCGCATGCGGATCTTTACTCATCATCACCCTTAGCCGCCAAATAGGCCTTCGAGCGGTACTTCAGAATCAGACGACCGCCGAGTTCTTCGGAGCGCTGTTCCACCATGGGGTGGATAACGATACCCTCTTCGAGACAGTTCCCCTTCTTGTTGAGGATGCTCTTCTGTTCAGCAGCCTTCTCGACTGATGGCAGACTCAGGTACTTCAGCCACTCCGATAGCTTGATGTTCTGGGCCAGTATCGGTACCAAGTACTGCGTGTAACCGAATCCAGTTAGTACATGATTGATCTCATCGATATTAAGGAACTTGTCCCCGACTCTGATATCGAAGATGTAGCCCTTGTACTCGTCGAACCCATAAATGTTGCCGCTGATACCACTAGTACCCTTATTCGAACCACAGGCCTCAAAATAGACAAGGGCGTCTTCACCGGATCCCAAATGAAGCTTCTTAGCTAGATCAATGAATCCATGGGATTCAGCGATCTGCCATAGCGGATTGTTCTTGTCTTTCTCAATGGTGAACCGCCGCTGGTTCACGTAGATCTTACCTTTACGGCATAGCACCGCTGCGTTCTGGCCTTCAACCTTTAGTGAGATCCAGACTTCCTTGTCCATAAGGGACTCAGTGAGTTCCTTATAGCGGTTGCAGCCCTCGATGTCGTAAACAGGCAACCCAAGTGTATTTAGGGGAATCAATACGCCGGGGGGCTTGCCGTAGAGCCACTTCGTGAAGCTGTAGCCAAACAGGGAGCGCAAAATCTTCTTATGCCAGGGCCAACGCTTGGTACGGCGATCCTGCTGCTCCGGTGTGTCCTTGATCTCGTTCTTACTCTCGGGATCGTGCTTCGTAATGCCCAGGAACTCCGTGATTTGTTCTGGAGTGGGGTTCTTCTTCTTAGCCAGGAGATCCTTGATCAAAGATAGATCAGTAGCGATGCCCTGGGAATAGGTACCTTTCAACTTGATGGTCTTCACACGATTTTTGGCGTGACCACCGAGCTTGCCCTGAAGACCCATCTTCTCTAGAACTGCGTCGGGGACAATGGCGTCTAAGGGAATGTAGACACATTCATCACCGACTTGGAATTGATCTTTAAGTACAACGAACGACAGGTCCATGCCCTTGAGCGTGGCCTTGACGATCTTGTCGGCACCCTTGATGGGTTCAATGGCACCGATGGTTTCTTTAGTTACTGCGAAGAACGACATATTATGCGTCTCTCTTTTGGATTTTCTTATTGAACGAGGCTATTTGCCTCTTGGTTTTGGGGTACAAGTCATTGTCACGACACAAATGTTGATGTTGATATGCCAAATTGCATACCCGGCAGCCATGATCCTTGTTGCCTTCCCATGGTGGTGTTCCATCGGAGTTTCCAAAGGATCCGTTACAGCAATTGTTCCCGCATTCCGGACATGTGATATGGGCACCGCACTGACTGCACCACGACCATAGGAATAGGTTGTAAACCGCTTTACTCTCCGCCATTAGTTACTTTCTTGAGCCCTTCGCGAGCTATAGCGAGTTTTTCGAGTGCTTGATCCATTTCCAATAAAGCACGTTTAGCATAACTAACATGTTTCTCGGTATACGGTTTACCACCGTCAATTTTTGGTATACTTCTCATCAAGTTAGCCTGGCGTTCCTCTAATTCATTCTTCCAGACTTTAACAGCAAAGGCTTTAGCAGTATGCTCGGAGTGGGTCCCCAATGCTGCTTGAGCGGCGATTTCAGCAACACGGAGTTCTTCCGTAGCCGCCTCTACGAATGCTATGTTATTAAGCACCGTTCCGCGTATCACTTCAGCGTAGGCCTCAGGATTTTTATAGCCATCCCGGAAATATTCGCTTCCCGGTTGGATATCCCAGGAACCGGTTATTTTCTTTAACACTTCTCGCTCAGCGTCATGTACGGCCCTGCGCCAAGCACTATCAGCTACTTGTTGTTTAGGGGTCATGAAAACAGTCCTTGTTGTTGTGACCACTCAGGTTTGACATAACCCAGTAGCTCCTTAGCGACTTCATACCAATCTACGAATGGGCGTCGGAAAGCAGCCCTCTCAACGAGGGGGCACCCAAATGCGGCATCATCGATATAAATATGGGCGTAAACCTTGGGGCTCTTGGTCCATGAATCCTGATCGGGATTATGGTTTGCCCCGTATAGCGGTATGCCCTTGGACTCGAACCACCGCATAGCGTCCATTAGCTCGTCACCGCTACGCATGGTATTCAAGATAAGCTTATCGCCTCTCTCAGCGAGAAGCTTAAGGACTTCAACGCAATATGGGACGTCTTGCCCAACGTCGGGGTAGCGATGGTCAACACAGGTACCATCGAAGTCGACACCGATGTATCGGCCATCGTAGGACATTAGCGGCGCCCCTCGTTCTGGTAGATCCACTTGGAGACATCGGCAATGATGCTGCGCGCTCTAGCATCGGCATTCTTTAATTCGGCTGTAGTCGGCATATCCCGGGTTACTCGGCCGTGTTGGCAAATGACTGTTGCGATTTTACCCACAAGAACCTGGTACTGGGCTGCGGCATCTTCAAAATCTACATTGTCGGACTTCATGATTTGATCCAAGGTGGAACGGTGATGGTTTTACGGGACTTCAGGATACGCTTGATACGAAGCTCATCTTTAAGGATGATACCACTATAGAGGATGGCTTCTTTAATGGCTTCTTGCGCTTCTTTTAGGCTACTAAATGGATAAGCACTATCTTTTGAACTATTCCAACGATATGTACGTTTACAGCCCATCTTTACGCAATACACAAGCACACTGCCTACGTATTTCGGGAACCACCAACTATTGCGTCTTACAATGTAGTAGTCCTTAACTGGTATAATAGAAAACTGTCCAGATTTAATCATTGTGCCCCTTCAGGCATGTAAGTAAGCCGGTTCGATGTCTGACGTCTCATCTACACTGATCTCATGACAATAGTCTTCCTCGTCCTTCAGTTGCTTTCTCAGCTCCAGGAGGGCGTAGCTTAAGCCGGTACGGCTTGGGTGGTTATACGGTAAAGCATCAATCTCGTCTTCCCATTTGGCAATCAAGTCCTGGATGAAGACATTATCGGATAGGGTGTTCATTTTTCTACAACGTCTTTGGCTAAGGTGGCACCGCCTATAATAAGGTAAGAGTTAAAACGCCACTTATCGTTTACATGGGCAGCATCAAATGTGCCTATCTTCAATAAGTGCCTATACTTAGTTGGTATAGGGAGGAACAGCTTATTGTTCCTCGCTGAAACTGCTAGTGTGCCTAGGAAGGGTATTAGGTAGACATTTCTGTGCTCTCTAACGAATCCCAGGTACCCCGGCGAACCCATCTTCCTATGTATATCAGGGTCTAAATAGATTCCGTCTTTGATGATTTTGGTCATAGCTAAAAAATAAAGCGCATCAGTTGGTTCCTAAGAAAAAGGAGCCGACCAACTACACTATACACGGTACCATGGCCGAAGCCACAATACCGCGCATAATGCAATTGGTCGGCTTTCGCATGTTACTTCTCGCCCTCGGTTGCATCCGTGAAGGATGCAGTACCGGAAGCGTTTTCAAGCGCAGTCAGCAACTCATCAGCACTCTTCTCGTCGTCAACGACAACGGGAGTCTCAGCAGTGACAGTCTCGATTCTCTTGACCTGAATATCCTCAGCCACAGTGACTGGGGTCTCAACCTTCGTCAGAGCCTTGAACTCATTGAAGAGTTTCTCATGGCTGTCTGCATACTTCTTGATGTTGAAACAGCGACCGATGACACGGTGCATGGATCCGGAGTTAGTCCCGGGGATGTCGATCCCGTGGCAGTGCATGAGCTTTACGATAGCCTTGTTACGCTCTTCGGTGTCGGTAATCTTCTCGATACGGTCAACCTCAGTCGCCCAGCGGCCATAGCGGGTCAGGAGGTTCATCTCCTTGATCATGGCGCGACCAGCGTCGCCCCACCACTTCATCTTCTGGATCGGATCCTGGGGCATCTTCTCGGGGCCATCACCGGTAGTGATAACGTGACCACCGATTCCTAGAACCACCCGTACTTGACCGGCAGTGCGAAGGAGGAACCCGTACTTTGAGTCCGGTTCCATAATGGCCTTCTTGACTAAGCCGCCGACGATCTCGGCACGCTTAGCGGTAAACGATGGGTCGGATTCCTTGCTGACCTGGGTGAGTTCAAAGGTGAGTACGTTGTTGCTGTGCATTTGGTTTGTATATCTTCCGCTTGGGGCGGTGGCTAACGTGATTTCGGAAATCGCTAAGGAGTTCCGAAGTGTGAGATCGCTGTAAAGAAGCATCTGGACAATACGTGTTCAGGCCTTTTACAGCGGCACAGAGCCTCTCGATGGTCATTTGGCTGAGCCAATTCCATCTTCTATCAATGCTGAGTACAAGACGTGCAATCTTGAACTCTTTGTAGAACCAGCGATTATCGTAGAGGCCTCTTTGACCGCTACTGGCATACCTGATGATCCGGTTGAGTTGATCAACGAGGTCTACCGCTAATACGCTGAACACAGTACGTGCCGCTTTAAAAGCTGGCGTTCGACCGTTATTTAGTTCCACAAATCCGTTAATGCTCACACCAATAGTCGCCAACTTCTCTAGTTGGTGAAGGATATCACAGTCCACTTTACTGATACCCCCGAAAAGATGCAGTCTCTTATCGGGGATACGTTTTTCGTAAAGTGCAGAGGCAATTAGACGTCGAATTACTCGATTCTCTTGCTCTGGTAACAACTACTACTCCACGACAGCGCTCCGGTACAACGAACAATTCAACCGGACTACGCCGTCGCAGACTCTTCGTGAGCCTCTTTCAGCTTTTCCTTGACCGTCTGGTGGATGAACCAGTCCTTGCCCCGAAGCCGCTTCTTGAGGCTCTTGGGGACGAGGTGTGGTGGGAACGTGCGGTACTTCAAATAGTTCTTCTCATCCAGCTGCCTCCGGCGATGCTGGTCCTCCAGCTCGACATTTCGCTCAAAGGTTTCAGTGGGATGCTCGCTCTTTGCCTTGCGGCCCTTAGCGATGTTCTGCTTCTCACGTTCCTTGTTACGGGCCTTGTTACGTTCGGTTGCGGCACTATCGTGCCCCTTCCGGGTCTTGATCTCAGCCATGCTATTCCTTCACGGTCCGCATCCAGGCGCGGATATTGTTGGCGACGTCACGGGGATAACCTTCGTACATCCACTGGTAACCAGCGGTGATCAGCGCAGCAGAAATCGGCATAGCGGCCAGGAGCAGAACGCGACCTGGGACGCTCTTGTTTGCCTTCATCTGATTCTCGGCAGCCATGTGGTGGTACACACCGGCGGGTTCGCCGGGGAGACGCACTCTGGCGTGTAAAGCGCCAATGAGAGCGGCACTGATATCACAGACATCGAGCTTACCGGAAACCGGCAGATCGATCTCAGCGTCCTTCCCGTAGGGGAACAGGAAGCGGATATCAGTCAGTTCTTTGGCGTATTCCCGCATCTCTTCCCACTCAGCATCGGTCCAGGTGAATCCCGGGAGGTCGAGCTTCTTGCTGTTCACGTCGAACAGAAAGCTGAATTCGGCACGGAAGGCCTTATTCAGGTGGTCAGTGAGGTTGATAGTCTTGACAGGAGTCTGGAGTTCCATGGTGTTCCTTTGAGGTTACTTAGTCGGAAATCTCTTCTCAAATGCCTCCTTAATCGCCTTCGCAGGCTTAAGTATGTCGGCCTTCAACAGAGATACATTGAGCCCCAAATACTTGGCTTCTTTGGGGTGCTTAGCAAGAATCTTTTGAGCTTTCTTTAATAAATCGTAGACGTCCCCGATTGGTTCGAGCCTGTCTAGGATTTTGAAGTCACACATTCATGTCGCGGCGATCACGACGGATCGCTCTGACCTGTTCCAAAGAAAGCTTGCCGGAGAGCTTGAGAGCATTCCGCCGGGCCTTCTTCATTTCACGGTACGACGGTGGCATCGACGTTACGACGACGCCTGGGTTGAACTTACTGGTTGGGAGTGTGGCCATGCCGAGGTGCTGCCTTATTAGTTCTTGGTCTGAGTGAGGGGAGGCGTCACTCCCGGTTCGTTCGGATCTAGACATAGTATTCCTTAATCTTTGAAGAAGCCTTGTAGGGCTTTACGGGTGGTATATGCAGCTTTTCTAGCAGCGATGAGTGGATTCATCTTGATCAGTACCGGGAAGGAATTCTTACAGCCGCACCGCTCGTATTCTGAACCACCATCAACCATTGCGTGGTTAGGGCAGTGGCACGTTACGTAGTCGTGGCGGAACATCGAAATAATCTTCTCTTTACATTCCGGGCACTGATAAAGGTGTCCGGAGTCTTTGGTGAATTTCATTTAGTTATGTCGATTCTGGTATCAAGGCGTTCGAACCAACCGGCGTCAGTGGTGTACCAAAAATCAAAGCCGCCGAGGGAATGGAAATAGTGCTGACACAACGAACACGGGCAGGATTCCCTCGGTTCCTTTTTAGACCCAAGTCGGACATTGACGCAGACCCATTCCCTACGCCTATCCAGGAGCCCCCGTGCTTTACGGTAGGCCATGGCTTCGGCATGAATGGAATGTCTTTCGTTGCGGTACCCGAACTTGTTAAGTCCAGTCGGATCACCGAGTCTGTTCTGACCCCATTCCAAGAGCTTACCCTTTTGGAAGATAAAGCTCCAATGCTTGAACGTGTCGGCTCTGTGCCGATCAAATTCCCGCACTGCTATGTCTAAACAACGGCCCAAGTCTGCGTTATTCATGATTCGTGAATTATTAGCCCGTGGTCAAGAAAGCTATGCAATCTCTGGGCATAGTCAGAGAAGAGACTCAGATACAAGTGATGTCCGTGTCTGAGATCCACGACATAGCCCTGTAGTTTCTGTTCAGTTACCGAGCGTTCACTAAGTATGATACATAAGACATACCCGAGACTAACTTCTTCGGAACTACCCCGAATGGTAATAACGGGTTGCGGGCCGCTCAAGCTGACACGGCACTGTATAGCCCTAGCCGGTTCTGCGTTTTTAGTGCCGTGTTCCTCCTGGAGTAAATCCGCTAGTTCGCGGATCTTATCCGGGTGGTGCCTATGCTTCAGAAACTCCTTGGCGTAATCATCTATCTTCATGCTTCCTCATGGTTACTTCCGCTCCGGCGTAGTAGCCGGTTGTGGTCTGTGCCCCGCTTCAAGGATGGGTAAACCAGCCTCAGTGGGGACGTAGATAACCTCTGATTTCGTCTCAGCAAGGTTATGGATCCACAGATAATGGAGATACTCGGAATTACCCTTAAGGCTCTCACCGATGATCCGATTGGCCTCAGCTACACCTTTGGCACGAGCGATCTCAGCGTCAGCCAGCATTTTGGCACCATCAAGCGTAGCCTGTGCTTCGAGTACCTTGATCTTCCGTGAAGACTCAGCCTTAGCGTATTCCGCTTGGCCTTCCTTCTCCTGTTGCCAGACATTGTACTGTGGCTGAACATAGCAGCCGCCGACGATACAGCATAGGGTGATGACAACCACTGCGCCGATACCGAAAAACCATTTGATAGCATCTTCCATGGTACGTCCTTCTGTGGCTATGCCACTTGTGTTGTGATTAAGCGTTCTCTACAGGTCAGGGAGCATGCGATTACATCCATGAGACTCCCAGATCCAGCACGGGGGTTAAACGGTCTGTTACACGCTTTGCAGCGCATAACAGGCGCCTTATCGGTGCTGTTCTTTGACTTCTTGGCGTGGGAGGCCATTAGCTGCGACTTTCATGGATATCACCATCGGTCCATATCCAGCCATTTTTACGGGCCTTGATCCAGACTTTGAACCAGTTCACCTTGCAGCTAGATGGGGTACCATACGTACCATGTGTATGGAGGATAGCGTTAGTGAATGTTCCGTCGTCGTGCTCCTCACTGCGTATCATAATGATCTTGTTCGAGTCTATCCCGAGATTCTTCTCTAACTGTAATATGCATCCCATGGCTACACCGGGATCTGCTTGAGTTCCTTGGCGGTCAGCGGAGCGATCTTAGCCATGGCAGCCACGGCTTCTTTGCTCCCATCCTTCGCCTTCTGGAACAGCTTGTTACGGGTACCGAACTCCTTGGGGGTCAGCTCGCGGCGAGCCGTGACTCCAGAGGCGTTGAGTTTGATGTTTTCTTGAGCACGGGAACGACGGTTCATGTGGGCTTGCCCTGTGGGGGTTGAATGGACGGTCATATGGTTCCTTGGTTAGTGGTATTGACGCCAGATCTGCCATGGTGCGCAACCGAGGCATTGCATCACCATTAAGGCGATGATAGCTGCGGTAAAGAACGCTATGGCAGGGTGAGGTGTTGGTGGGGGTAGGCGCATGGGGTCCTTAATAAGATTCGTCGGTCTTTATTTCAACGAGTTTACCGTCTGTGAACTTAGCTCGGTACTGGTGCCATTCATTCTGGCTGACATACGTATAAAACGTTACGTAACCATGATGCTCAATGATCTCAGCTACCGGTGAAGCATCCTCTTGCGCTGATCCGTAGTCCCGATAGCGAACCAATTTGCCGTCATCGGTAATACCGTAATTAGCTAAGTCGCAACTGAAATCCTTAGTCTGAAATGAATGTATATTGCCGTCGAAGCCGTCAGGCATTATTCTACGGCACGAGAGGCAGTCAAACATCCCCATTATTTGCCTTTCTTAGCGTATCTCTTTCTCGGTATAATTTCTTCTAACTTGAACAGGTACAACTGCTTATCTTCGGGACGAAGGGCGAACGAAGTCAGTAGAGTCCTTGCCGCCTCTTCCTTAGTCAGTAGGACACGGTGCCCCATTATCGTGTAGGGATGCACTGCACCGTGCATTCCGGGGATCATATCGGTAATGAAGTAGACCTGATCGTTGGTGGGCTTCTTTGCCATGTCAGTTGGCCTTTATTTCGATGCCATGACTCTGTAGCATGGCTAGTTGTCCGTTTTCGGCTTCTTCTTGAGCAGCCCTACATTCTTTGTCATGGGCATTCTGAAGTATCAACGTACCGATGGCCGCTCTGGCTCGCTTTAAGTCCTTTTCGATGGCGTCAAAGCGTCTATCGAATTCTTCGAAATCTTTTTCGAGTTGCTCGATTTCGTCGTCCATTACTCTAGTATACCCAGTGGTGATCCATCGAGCTTGACCCAGTACATGAGGAGTTCATTCTCGTCAACCTGCTTATTCGCCCCTATAGACATGATGAGTTCTCTCTTGTTATATGCACCATAACTTGGATTGACTTTAACTCCGGTGATCAACCCACGGTGTCCATCGCTCTTCTTAGAACGAATGACGATGCCGACTGGGACTTCCGCAAACTTATAGGGGCGTAGCTTCTTGGCTGGCTTCGCCACTCTGTAAGTGTACTTACTGGTGTCAAACATAGGATCCACCACCGGGAACCATATTTTATCATCGTCACATTTGCAATGGCATTCGATCTCTTCGCCATTTGCATAGGCAGTAACCAGAGCTGCGAATAGCTGTGCATCTTTTCGGTTCATGTGTTTCTTTCTAGTCCACAACTGGACTGAGGTGGTATTCGCGGTCTTCTTGCACTGTGGCTTTGATCTTCTTGATTCCAGGCACCTTGGGGCGTGCCATAGCGAACTTGATGACGTATATGATCCCCAAGAGGAGATGCATATAAATCACTAGTTTAACACAGGTTACAACTTCGCTCGGCAGCTGGATATCCATGAAATGGACCCAGCAGAAAGCGAAGATGAAGAGGGTGAAGGATGAGACGATGTCTTTCATTGTGTTTCCTGGTTAGTTATCTTCGAAGTATTCCGGTACCGGCAACATGTCGGCATGGAAGTCATAGAACCCGCAAGCAGCGCCATTACCCATATTACCGTTCGTACCATCTGTACCGCCCGACTCTGGATACATCGGTGTGGGCGGTTCACCAACTATCTTAAGCGTATCTTGATACGACATGCCCGCCTTGCGCACCGCGTTAAACTTACTTATCCATTCGTTTATTTTGGAGACCATCTGTTCTGCGGCTTTTGGGGTTGCCGCTACGCAAAGATTCCACATTTCGAAATCGCTGTATTGCCCGTCGTTAGTTATGAAGATGATGTATTTCATGATTAAAGGCGTTAGCTCCAGAGGTCTGTAAAGTACTCCGCAAACAACTGAAGAGTTTCTTCAACCATCTTCTTTTCGTCGGCATTATAACCGTAGTACTCCGGCGAGGCTATGAACTCAAAGCCCTTGATCATCTTGTCGAGAATATCGTTCCATTCCTTCTCCGACTTCTGGGTAGCACTACTCATAGTCGTTTTCTGGTATCTCTTGAGTCTCGGCAGTATCAACCGAGCCAGAGTAGCATCCAGGGACCACGTATCGGCATCGCACCAGCCTTGGCGCTTATACTGATTTAGCAGCTTAGCAGTGCGCTTCTTAGTGCCACCGATACGCTTGATTTCAGCAATGTCTTGTTTTACCCATTTGAACTGTGTCATATTGTTCCTTAGGAGCAATACGGCAGATGCTGTATTGTGTTGTAGGTGAAGCGGCATACCCACCAAATACCATAAACCAGCCACGGAACATAGGCCCATGGTAGTAAGGTGATGACAGCAGCTAAGGTGTTTTCTTTCCAATTCATGTAAGATACAGAACAGGTGAGCCACCCTATCGCCAACCATAGTGTGGCTATTACACCGATAAGTTCACCAATTATAAATACAATTTGTCCTGCATTCATTTAGTATCCTTTGCTCGTTGTTCTACTTCAGTGATGACCAACATAGTCATGGCATGGAGATCGTAGACTTCCCCATAGGTCAGGGGCTTATCGGTCCATGGATCCGTCATGCAGTGTGATCCGGCACAGCGCAGGATACAGCGGATACCACTAGTCGTTCCGGGCTTATAATGCCAGTTGATAGGCTGCTTCGTCCGGTGATCCCGCAGCGCTTGGTTCATGTTTCTGACGATATCATGCTGAATCAAGATGCTCTCATCGGTCCCCGGAGGGAACGCGACGGGGGCACCATCTTCTACGTCCTCTCGGATAACCATGATTACTCCTTGGGTTTATGGAGATCGAGCATTTGAACGATGGCGAAACAAATAGCCTCTGGGAGAGTGTCCCTGTGGACCATGGCTACGTCGTCGATGTCATCATGAATGATGTCCACTGACCATTCACCGGTCTGTCCCATACATCCCTTACAACTGGCTATAACAATGTGGTACCCACGTTTACGCATGATCTCGATGAGCTGCATGGCATCGCCAATTAGCTGTAATGGCGACCAAGGCGCACTGTGGGAAATATCGTCATCCTCGCCCCAGAGGTATCCGTGATATTCAACTAGGTTACCTCCAAGTAATTCTTTATTCAGCCTACGTTCTATTTCTGTTATCACGTTCTTTCCTGTCTTGTAGTATGAGAATGGCAGCTCGGCAGATCACCTCTGGTAATGACGCACCGTGGGCGCAAACAGGGTGCTTGTTGTCACCACGGGTATAGGCGACATCCCAGATATCTCCGAGGTCGCTGATAGTGGCGTATTCGCCTATTTCTCGGAGTTTATGAAGAACCAACATAGCATGGGTCATGCTGCTGGTAGGCCTGAACTCGTCTACGAAGAATCTACCGAGTTCACCGTCTTCGAGATATGTGTGAGTACACAAGCCCAATAGCTCTGGCTCATGTTCGTAGAGATTGGCGATTTGCCAACCCATGACATGAACACCAATCGTCGAGTTATTGTCCAATGGAACTTCAATGGGGGTGAACTTTTCTATTTTATCTTCCACTTAACATCCTTGCTACGATTATGGCAGCCATGCGGTTGTACCGCTCGACCTGTTTTGGGGTTGGTGCGTCAGCTAGGTTAGACTCCATATCATGGAGCTTAACCCGGGAAGCCAGTGGTGATGTTAGGATAGCTTCGATGTACTCATCTTCGGATAACCAGTCACTTGCCTTTGTAATAGCTGTAACTGCTTCTACGATATGCTCCGGGAATACTTGGAGTAGCGCGTCAGCCGATACGTCGGTATCTTCAATGATATCGTGGAGCCATGCGACGCAGCGTTCGTCATTGGTGCTGCAACGATTCGCTACGTCTTCTGGGTGCTTGATATATGGGGTAATACTGTCACGACGGAATTGCCCGAAATGGCCAATAATGGCTATGGCCCGAGCCCGCTCCACCATTATGTCGCTTACATCGTTCATGTGGTCCTAACAGAGGTTTTCAAAAGCACAGTCGACATAGGTTAGTATGGCGGCTAGCTGTTGCCTGGTGTAGAAGAGAACTGGTTCACCGGAACAGTTGGAGAAACGACGTAACGGAAAGTGTGTTACCTGGAATATGCCGTAGTCCCTGCGGTGTGCTATGGTACAAGCCAGCTCAATACGATCATGCTCAGCACGGTCTTCTGGGGTGGCATTCCACTGCTTATCCAGCATTTGCTCCTGCTTCTTCTGCCGGTCGTCAGCGTACTTACCGTTACCGTAGTAATTATCGATACGGTCCTTTTCCTTCTTCTCCATGGCCTCGATCTGCTTAACAGTCTTACCAACAATGGGTTCCTTGTTCCAACCGGCTACACCACCGTGGAATAACTGCCATAGACAGAAAGCCTCGATGCGCTGTCTATCAAAGCCTTCATCGGTACCCCAACAGGTCAGGTAGTTCATGGCTCTACCGGTCTCTTCGATGATCCTAAAAGTCATCTCTTCAGCAGATCTGTCTTTGTTGTGCGGAGCCAAGTGCTGTCTACGTAGATCGATATGGCCAGTTAGCCAGTAGTCCCAAGCCGTCTCTTTGCCGTAGGGGTAGTACTTCAGGATGTCTTGTTTTGCAAATGCTTCACCGATAATCTTTCGCATGTTGCCAAATTTATGTTTCGTGGTGGTCATTTTTCCTCGTGTCGTTCTTCGGACATATGTACGTGTGCTGCTTCATAAATGGTGCGCCAATTCGTTTCTATGCCACCGTTTAGCATAGTAATCAAGGTGGCGCAGTGCTTCGCCAGATGCATCGCCACAGCCTGTTCTTGGCGATACATCTCTGCGGCTAAGTCACCTTTAGTCGTTATTCTGATGAAGTTCTGGTTTCTCATTCAGGTAGCCCGAGGCATCTCACCCAATGTGTTGGTGGATGGAGATACGGGGCATTGGATTCACTATCAACCCACATACCCTGGATAGCATCAAACGGGATCCACCACTGTGCAATATTCATACGTGGCCCAGTCCATTCCGGGGAATATATGACACACCAGTCAGACCAGCAGTTACCGTCAGATTCCTCAACTGTTTCCGGCATATGGTCTGAGCAGGGAGTCCAGATATAACGACTACGTACTTCTTCAATAAGGCCGAAGGCTTCAGCAGCTTTGGAGTGACCACATTTGGCCACCTCTGGCCAGATATCAAGTAGTAACTTAAACGCTTTGTCCAGGTTCATCTTCCGGACTCCAAGAGCATGATTTTGAGGGCATCCCGCCATTGCCCGATACTCATCTCAGCGAGTTCTCTGGCTCGGCTGTCACTGATGCAGCCATCGAAGGCCAACATCATGAGAGTACCGACATAGCGGTCACGCCATTGCTTATCCTTGAGGATTAGCTTGTAAGCCAAATCCCTCATGGACTCCTCAGACTGTTCATTGAGATCACCGAGTTCATCACGGAGCTTACCACCGCGATCAATGGCTTTACCGACCCAACTCCAGCTTTCGCTTAATGCCGGGCAGTCGTCTTCCCCGTATTTGCAGAACCCGGAATTCTCACCGAAGTTACAATGTGAGAGATGAGTCCCGAAGTGCCTTAATTTCTCTTCATTGGGGCAAGGATGCTCCATAGCAACGGGACCATGGTTGTCGGACTGCGTATGCTCAGAGAACAGGGCGCCACAGTGACAGACGGCTTCGTTCTTCTTGGCTTCTATAAGCTTCTCGTGGGCTACAACAAGCTGTGCCTTGGCTTCTTCTAGCTCAAGCTTCATGTTCTGGATGCCGTTCATGACCCACTTCCACCGTACCTCACGCTCCTCCGGTGGTTCGCCTTCGTAGATACAATCGTAGGCTTCAACGGTTAACCCATGAACCCGCTCGTGGATCTGCTTTTCGTATTCCGCCCACAGCTCGCGTTGTACTTTCTCGACATCGGACTTCTGGGGTGCAGTACCGTCAATCAGGGCGTAAGCCTCTTGCATGGCGTCACCAATTTTGGTGCCGTTACAACTTTCAATAGCGTTAACTAGTCTGTCCAAGACTTCTAATGGGGAACTCATAGTTGTCATATTCCTTTACACCGTTACAGATCCAGAACGCCTTCTCCCCGCACGATGCCGGGACAAGGTGGGATCCTCGTTGGCCGCATCTCATGCATGTCGGTTCTGGACGCCACTCCACTCCGCCTCTACGACGTTTACCGCGCTTTGTCATTTGCTATCAACTTCACGATTTGGTCCCTGTTGCAGCAGGGGTTGGTCGGACTATGTGGATATGACCCATCGGGGTTCTCACAGGTGCAGAACGTGGCCAGCTCCAGCGCTTCTTTGAGGCGCTCATTTTCCGCCTTTAGCTCACGAACCGCATCATTAGCTGAAGCAACTCCCATGGCATGAACAATAGTCAAAGCCTCGGGGTCGTTCTCAGCTCGGAGACGCTGGTTCTCCTCTTCTAGGATGCGGATCCGCTCTCTGTAATTCTTGACGATATCAATGAGGTTATCGGGGTTAGCCATGGTGTCCTTAGGGTTGTTTAGGCTCCTCCTGTTCGGATGGGCCTAGTAGGTGTCCGTAGCCAATAGCACGGATATGGGAACGCATCCACTCCTCGGGGCCACCGTGCATACTACATAGTACGCAGGGTAGGCCATGCTCACATTTTGGGGTACTGGCGTCCTCTAATTTCTGCAATATTACATCACGTTCGTGCCAAGCGGCATCAGCATGTTCACGGCATGACGTCAGGGCGTGGTGTAGTTCTCGAATTTCTTGCTCAGCAGCCAATAGCTTTATATCAGCATCGTCGCGCTCATCGCAGTCGACATTAATCTCCTCCTGTTGCTGCTTCAAAGTGAACTTCAGGGAATTGATTTCCTGTTCAGCGATCTCTAGCTTTCTCCGAGCTTCGTCCCGTTGATCCCGGAGGATCTGGTTGACTCCGGCCCAGCCGGCAGCGTCTAGAAGAGCCCCGTGGAGCATACCGCTAAGCATCATTTCCCGAGCCGTTGCGCGACCAGGAGGTCCTACATCGGTGTCCATGCTATGCTCCATCCAATGTGTAGAAGTCTACAGATAAGCCCTACAACAAGACCCACCCCTAGGACCCCGGAGAGTCCAAGTGAAATTACGCCAAGTGCTATAAAAGCATGCTTCATGAGATCGACACTATCGATTCTTCGAGATCAGCTAGAGTCTCTTCATCGGAGATACCGCGCTGATTCAAGAATTCCAGTTGTGCCTTCAGGCCATCGTTGTTGATGGCAATAGCCATTTGAGTGGCTTGCTCATCAACGATACCGTCTAAGTGATCTATGGCACATTGGTCCTTGGCTAAAATTGCTCGGATCTTGTCGAGCGTTGTTTTGGTTTTAACGGTCTTCTTCATGGTGTCTCATTGGTCAATGGTGGCACGAAGTCGGTCGAACTCACATAGAATAAACAACGTAAATAAACCAGCTGCGTAACCGTAGTGTGCTTCTGTTACGCTTATACATATACCCAGTGCCATTATGACGTTACATAGGGTGCTGAAGAGGAAGCGTCTCATCCGTCACTCAGCACTTCAACGACATCGACATCGGTCTTCTTGAACCACGCAAAATCGATTCGGAGATACTCACCACTGGGTGACCACTCCTTGATAATACCACCGGCTACGGGGCCAAGAATGCGCTTCATAGGGCGCTCAACCTGTAGTGTACCCCAGCTACCGTTGGCGCTCAGGTCGACTTCCTCACGGTACAGTCTATACAGAATACGTCCGGAACCGTTTACTTCACGACTTGGATTCATTTTTCTACCTTTATATAGACGTTATGGGCCTCAGCATTGTGTTTATTTGCTAGGCTTTCGAGATACTCGCAACCACCAATGGAAAGGATGACTAGGGCTATACCAACGGCGAACATGATACAGCCCCAGCCCTTGTCAACTTCTTGACTCATCTTTGTCCTTGGGATCATCGAGGTCTTTGACCTTTTGGAGATACAAATTGTATAGCTCCTTGGCATACTTCAGGTGGAAGCTGATTTCCCACCACCCAAAGGTACCCCGTAGGAACCATCCTAGCATGATGCATAGGAGGCTCCAGATAACTAGGTCAGACATGCCCGTACCTATTTAAGTCATTGCAGACATCGATAGCAGTCGCTTCTGACCTATCCTCGTAAACCGTGACGTTGCCGTTAGGCATTTCACGGACAACGGTATATAGGTCAACGGCCTTAGGATCAGCCGTGTTTAGGGTTACTACCAAGAAATAAGATCTCATAGGACACCCGCCTGGCCCCGTGGCATACCCTGCCTAGCGAATCTATGAATACTCTCAGTGTGCTCCTCCATGAGCTTATGCATACCATCAATAAGAGCTTCCTCACGGGCAAAAGCAGCTTCTTTGATTTCCCGTAAGTTCTTGTCTTCTGTACCAACAACATTTCGGAGATGCGCCAGTTCTGGACGCATCTTATCAGCTACGCGTACAGCCTCGTCGCGCTGTGTCTTCAGTTCACGGATATTCAGGGTTAACGAGTTCAGGAGCTTATCGCTGGTAACGAACCAGAGACCACCGAAACCCCCTTCAACGGCCCGTATAACTTTATTAGCGTATTCCGATAGTTCCACTTTAGCGGCATCACGTTCCTTCATGAGTTTCACGGCATCATCGTCTGAGATCTTCATGATATCGTCGCGCTGATTTTTCATGCACCGGTAATCATTATTCAGACTCTCTAGTTCCTTCTCAGCTACGGTGTAACGCCCCTCAGCATGACGCAGCTCGGTGCGGAGCTGATTATTATCGATACGGGCATTCACAAGGAGTTGCGCTGTCTGGGCGTGAGCTTTTTCTTCATCGCCACGCTCACTGATCCTGTTATTACGCTGCTTCAGAAGCGTACCAAGCGCTGTACGGAATCCATCGGCATAGCTCTCTTGGACATCAATACAGAACTCATCGCATACCGCGTTAAGGCCCACCAAGAGATTATCCTGGTCTTGATGCATAGCATCGATCTCCACCTGTAGCCCAGCAGCTTGTACTTCAGCGGAGTTAGCACGATCCAGGGCGTTCAGCAGCTCCGTGCGCTCATCGTGAACCGCTTCCATCCACATAATAGTGGCTTGGTTGAACTCTTCTTCTTGCTCAGCAAGTTGCTTCTTGAGCTTCTCGTTTTCCTTTTCGAGCCCCTTGATCTTGGCTACTGTTTCCAAGATGTCCTTGAGCGAGGGGCCAAATACCTCCTCGGGGAGGAACTTATGTGGGTCAGCTTGAATGGCTTCGAGAATTTTAGTACCGATAAATGCTTTACCGGAACCCTCATGCTCTATGAGGATGTCAGCAATTAAAAGTGATGGGCAGTCCTGCATGTTATCCTTTGTATCGATTTCGTAGGGCGTCTCGGGCTATCTTCTGACAGGCTTCGGCGCGGTCGTAGTCACTACATACGTTGGACCGGTGGGCAATTTCATTCAATGCACAGAATAGAGCACGCGAATCAGCGTTCTCTTCATTGATCAACTTATTGCGCTCTTCACGAGTTGCGGCGAGCTGCTTCTTGAGCGTGTCTCGCTCTCTCAGCAATACGTTGAAGTCCACGCGCAGCCCAGGCTGAGCCGCTGCTTTCTCGGCATCGATCAGCTTGTTGCGATCATTGCGAACCGTTTCGAGCGCACATTTAGTATTGTGCAGCTCATTTTCAAGCGCTTCATTTTCGGTACAAAGGGACTCGTTTTGGCTCGTCAATTCGGTGTAGTACCGCTTGAACTTAT